GGCGACCTCGGCTATTCCGGCTGGATCAAGGGCGGGCGGCCGCGCATCACGCAAGCCGGCGCAACGCAGGAATTCGACGAGCGCCGTTTCTCCCGGCCGCTCTCCTATGGCCTTGGCCTCGGCTACCAGTTCAACGATCTGGCGCGCGCCGACGTAACCGTCGATTATTCCAAGGACGATTTTCGCGGCAGCGCCGCCTGTGCCGGCGGGCCTTGCGCCTTCAAGGCCGATTATTCCGCCGCCGGCGTGATGGCCAATGGCTATGTCGATCTCGGCACGCTCGCCGGCTTCACGCCCTATGTCGGCGTGGGGCTGGGGGCGACCTATCTCGACTGGCGCGACGCCGCCTGCGGCGGGGCGGGTTGCCCCGGAGTGCGGCTTGCGGGGCAGGATGGCCTGCGCTTCACCTATGCCCTGATGGCCGGTGCGTCCATGGACCTTGCCTCCAACATCAAGCTCGACTTTGGCTACCGTTTCTCCGACATTGCCGGCGGCGACGCCTTCCGCTCGGGGGCGGGTGGCATGGATGTCCGCGACCGCGGCATCCAGAAGCACGAATTCCGCGTCGGCCTGCGTGTCCCGCTCTGGTAGGGGCGCGCTATCGGGTTCTTTCACGGCGCGTCGGGCAACCGGCGCGCCGTTTCCATTGCGCCGGATTATTTTTCGATAGCGACATATTCTTCTTGACTGGAGAAGGCCTCTCCCATATTCACGGCGGCGGGACACTCCTCCCCAACGAGGGTGCATTTTAAGTCCCCATTTTTGCCATCCTATCAAGCCTATAAAGCATTGATTTCTTTTTTCTTTTCCTAAGTTCCTGGAGGGGTTTTCCACCCTCTCTTATCGCCCTTTGTGTCTCCTGTGTGTCAATAAACGCAACAAGCCCGTTTCTCTCCATGTCGCGCCGGTTATCAGCAGCCGTTCCCCAATAAAGGTTCTCTGGCCTGTTATCGTCGCCGACATCGTTCTTGTGGCAGACCATGTGCCTAGGGCTTGGTTGCGGGCCGTGAAACGTTGCGCACATAAGCTGATGCACGAAGACTGATCGTATTCCCCGATCATCTGACGCAAGGTTTACGACTAGATGCTTTCCTCTGAAGCGGGGCTTCAGGACAAGTCCTGGCAGAGACCCATGGCCCGACTTTCTCCTACGCACTTGTGCACTGCGGCTTATTTCGTAGGCGGAAAACCCTGGGATTATCCTCCACCCGTTCTCTTCCTCGAACTCTGAGAGGATGTTTTTCAGCCTCGTATCTACAACATTGGCACAAAGCCGCAGTATGGCCCGTTCTCTAGATGATGGAGAAACAGACCCGGACAAGAGGCCGGAAACATGATCTTCCGCGCAGTCAAGCAGTAGAGATAGCGACCGTAGATCAACAGACCTTGCTTTTAGTGATTTGATCGTTTCGCGGTGCATCTGCAACCCCTAAGCTTTTGATTCCCTATCATAATCTATTATTTCTTCGCTGGCCTGTGTCTGTAGCGTGTCAGCAATCTTATCTGCCAGGGTGTCGTCAGTCATAGCGTGACCATAGGTCTCGAAGACGTGCTGCGCAGATTTCCACCCCCCAAGTTTTGCCACGGTAATCGGGTCCACGCCCTTGTGAAGAAGCGCGGTAGCGAAGCCGTGCCGGCAGCAATGAAAGCTGCGAAACGGTATTCCGGCGCGCTTGCATGCCTTCTTCCATTGAGGCGCGCATGTGTTGCGTGTTGAATATTTGAAGACAGATGCCGCGGGGTTTCTGTCGCCTTCTATGTTCGCTATGGCCGTAACCAGGGCGACAGGCAGGTGAGCGTTTCTCTCGCTGCCAATCTTGGTTTGCCGGATGATGGACCGTCTTTTGGCGAGATCGACATCGGCCCATTGAAGATCCAGTGCTTCGCTAATCCTTGCCCCCGTTAGGAACATGAAGCATGCCAAGGCCCCCAAGTGTGGATTCGACGCCGCCATAAATGCGCATACCCATTCCCATGTGACGGGAGTTTTGACCTTGTAATTTTCGGGGAACCTCTCGACCTTCAGACGCTGGCACAACTCAAGGGATGCGGCGTGATTTATGACGGCCTGCGTGGGGACGATGACATGCCGATTGCGTGTTGCGCCAGATGCGTTGGGATACAGCGCCATTGCGGCCTTGCGGACTGCGCCAGATGATATTTCCTTGACGAGGGTGTCTTTCCAGTAGTCCTCGACAAGCGGTAAAAACCGATGAGATCGTTGCGCCTGTCGATAATGCATCGCGGCGTCGGAAAATCTCAGGATGGCTCCCGGCCCATCAAGATCACCTTTCCACTGCTTTTCTTCGAGCTGACTGATGAAGCGCTCTGCGACTGCTTTCTTCGCAGTTCCAGTAGACCCGCGTAGCCTTTGCCCGTTGATAGTGCCGCGATAGTGGTAGATTTTCCCGCCGGGGCGCTTGTAGAGGGTGAGGGGCATGGTCTGCTGGCTTCCAGAATTGCGTCAATGTCGGACTGCGTGAGAACCATACGGTTTCCCAAAATCCTACACGCTCCAATCTCTCTGGCAAACTCCCTCAGCTTGCGGGGAGACCAGCCGACGTGAGAGGCAACCTGTTCAGGTGTGAAAACATTCGGTAGCGCCGTCATTCTCGCGACTCCTTCCTTCGTGCGGGGCGAAGGGCCGAACGGGATGCCTGCTTGCGCAGAATTTCGGCCACAGCTTCCGACTGGTCTGGTAAGTTGTCGAGTGCCAGCGTGACGCGGAAGGGCTTGTAACCCATGTCGCTCCAGCGCTGGACGTAGGCCGGGAAATCGCGGCTCGCTGCCTTCTCGTGCCCGACATGCCGCCGCCAAGCATCGGCCGTGGTTGTTGCAAGGGTACTCTTGCCCATCGCGAGTTTCACGTCATCGGGCCAATCTTGCGCGGCGATGATGTATCCGGTGAAGGTTGCCGGGCTCATTCTCCCCGCTCCTTATCCAGTGCGTTGAGGCCGAATATCTCACGGTGGGCGTCTATCAAGGCCATTTCGGATTCGGTGTAGATGGGCTGGGCAATGTCCCGGCCGATCAGCGCGTTCAGAGAACAGTGCAAGGCCTCGCAGATGCCAAGGATCATCCAGAGAGACGGATTCTTTGACCCTCCGGTCTCAAGCTGCCAGATGTGAGCCTTGGAGCCACCCATGCGCTTTGCGACATCATCGAGTGACAGCCGAAGCTCCTTGCGCCGCTGCTTGATAAAGGTCGCCATGTGCGAAGTAATCTCTGGATTCCGGTTCTCGCGCTCAACCCTCATTCGCTCTCTCCTCTCTGGCGGATAGCGGAGGTTCCAGATGCTTCCGTGGGGGTGGAGAGCGCGTCGCACGCGGCCCGCTGCACGACCCACTCGGCCCACCACAGGCCGTCATTGGCCGGGCCGATGATGCCGCTCTGCGTTATCGACGGGTCGTGCACGATCTCCCCGCCCTTACAGATGACGACGTGGTTGCAGCCGGTGCGGCTCGTGCCCATGAGGCACCAGTGCATGCCGCCGGATACCGAGACAGATCCGACGTATTCCAAGACCTGTTCCAGCGACATTTCACCGTTGAACGGTATCTGGATGAGCGCACAATTCTGGCTGTCGAGGAAAGCGCGCATGCGATCGCTGGCTTTCCCGTCGTCAGGGCCATTGCACACATGGGGTACGGCCTCTATGGGCAAGCGCAGCAGAGAAGCCACGGTCGCGCGCCAGCAGTCGCCGTATACCCCATTGTCGGGATCGTGCAGCAGGAGTTGCGTATGCTTGATGATGCCGCGCGGAAGATCATTCATGTTCGCCTCCGGAAGATGTAGTGGCGGAACCGCTGCGCGTGGCGGCGAGCGATAGGCCGGCAGTCATGTTGTCAATCTGGGTGAGAAGGCCGATTAGGTCACCATGAAGCGGCTTCCAATCCGGTGCAGACGCCGCATAGTGTTTTTCATGAAGGGCTGTCGCCAAGCGCTCAGCGTACATCACCTCCGCGCTGTCCTCTCCTTCTCGGTAGAGGGGTGGGGAGGTGCGCAATTCCGAAACCGGAATGTAGCTCTCCGGCCAAGGTGCTTGCTCCCCGCGCTTGGCGGTTCCGGCATATCGCCACGTCTCAAGGAACGGCTCGCCGTTGTCGGTCTTGTAGCAAAGGTCGAGTTGCCCCGAACGATGCTTGATCAACGCATAGACGCCGCGGGGGGCATCATCGGCCGGGAGCCACGCCACCGGCTCTACCACCGGCACATCGACAAGGGCGGAGCGGGCGGCTTCAAAAGAAAGCCGGCGAGCGCGCGACGTTCGCTTGAAACGATCAATAATGCTGGCCTGCTCTGTGATGGCAGCAACAATGCGGTTGCTCATCGAGGGGCGCAACACTGACGGAAGAAGGTCAAGCGCCTCCTGAAGATCCTCGCTCGAAACGGTCGATAGCCCGAGCCAAGCATCTTCGTCCTTCACCTCTCCCGCCTGCTTATCTGAAAGGGCTGCGGTGAGGACACGACGTGCATCTTCGCGCCACATCGGGCGATCGTTTACGCATGATTGCCAATCTCCCCCGCCAAGGGCTTTTGCTCCCTCTTCCACCATTTCGTCAGTTACCTGCATTTTCACCTCCGAGGAGTGCGCGGGCGCGGCGGAATATGGAGAGCTTCCACGAGGCCATGAGGTAATCGTGGAAATGCATTTGAAACTCGTCGCTATCCGCAACACCTTCTGTTTCGGAATCAACAAGATCGGCCACGTCGGCAAACGGATCAGGCGTCTTCTCGGCGTTTCGGGTATAGCCCTTGACGGTGACAGGTTTTGTCATGCTCCACCTCGCTTTTCCCGCTTCGCATCGGCCGCATCTTCCTCGGCGGCAACAATCTGATCGCTCGCCTCGGCCAGAAGCCATTCCTTGAAACCGTCTTCGCTGGCAAAGCGGTCGCCAATCGACCATGGCAGGGTCAATTCATCCTTGCCGTCAAACCATCGAATGCGGACGACTTCCGCGCTCGCCTCTTCCGGCGGGTCGATTTCAGTCGCCGGGCGGTACGGGTGGACCGTGAAGGTGACGACCATCGTCAGTTCGATTTCGGTGCCGCATTCCCATCCAGAGATTGCGACAACTTGCTCTGCACAATACTGGCGGGTCATGCTGCCTCCGATCTCGCGGTCGCGCCGCGCTCAACGCCGAGAAGGTCGTCAACAAAATCGAGCACATCGCTCTTGGATTGCTGGAAATCTCGATTGCCCATGGCCTTCATGGACTGGCTTTTCGCGGTGTAGACGCGGACAACGCACTCCACCGCCTCGACAATCGCGTATTCGTCCATGGGCTTTATGAAGGCTCGTAGCCTCTGCGCCTCGGCCTTACTGGCGCAAACATGGTCATTGTGGCTGCAATAGCCTTTGCGGATCAGCGCCTTTTTGCGCAAATGCTCTACTGTCGGATACTCATCGCGCAGATGATCCGGCAGGCTGTCGAAGCCGTTCTTGAGCGATGCGAAATAGTGGTTGTGGCTGTTGGTGGAGCGGTCGTGATGCTCCACCATGCGATAGGTCTCGCCGACGACAAAAACTTTATCAGCCTTCGCCATCCAGTAGTTGGACATGACGCGGAATTCGCCATCGCCTTCGTATCTGAGCGGGAGAGGTGCGGTCGTCATCGGTCATCCCGCCATTAAAAGCGCAGCGGTCGCATCGATCGGCTGAGGATCATAGATACGCTGCAATTTCGCGACAGTTCCGCGAACATCGTTCAGGAAGGCGATGACTTCGGTTTCCAGTTCGGCGATAAGAGCATCGTCGCGCATGACACGCTTGCAGAAGAACCGCATCGGCTCGGGCAGGCGAGGATCGTAGGAGACGAAATCGCACCACGCCCGGCCGGTGCATGCCATTTGCCACTGCATCTGCGTGACGTACTTGGCCGGCACGGCTTGGCCGAGGAGCGTTTCGATATGGGTGTGGGTCTCGGGGCACTTGATCTCGACAAGGCCGTCATCGCCGACGAGGCCGTCAGGGGATGCGCCGCTGTCGCCGATGGTCGGGTGCAGGACGAACGCGACCTGCTCGACAGCAGCGACTCGGTTATACTCGTAGGCGCTTCGGGCTTCGGGCTCCATCTCAGTGCCCCAAGCCATTGCGGCATTGCTGTAGCGCTCTGCCGGAGCGCCAGTAAGACGCTCAGCTATCAACTCACCCGCGTACTTGGCGCGGGAGGCGGATACGCCAGTCTTGGTCTTGGCGATCACATCGGCAACGCGGGAGGCCGTAACCTTGCCGGCCCGAAGTTTCAGCCATTCGATGCTGCCTTGCTCGATGTTATCCATTGTTCTTGGCCTCCTGCTCTGCGAGGTACGCGATGCGGCGGCGAAGTGACGCGACAACGTCGTTGAATTTGCTCATGGGGATGTCGGGCAAAGCCTCGATTTTCCAGTGCCCGCAGAACTGATCGATTTCGAGCTGTGCCTTTTCGACAAGCTCCCGAACGACAGAAGCTTGGGCTTCCGTGATGACCTCGTCATCCTTGGCGGTATTGTCGGCCTTTGCGCCGTCATCGTCATTCGATGCGGCAAGGCCGAGCGCGGCTTTCAGCGTGTAGCGCTGCAAATAGGTGATTGTGGATCCGACCGCCTGGATGCTGTTCTTGTTTCCGGACTGGTCGTGCGCGCCCGAAAGGGTGTTGCGCTCGGAGTGTCCGTCACGGTGCGATACGATGCACGTCACGCTGACCGTTCCGCCTACCGTCTCGGTGTTGAAACGGTAGGAAAGGCCGAACTCGGCAAGGATCGGGTCAACTGTCTTGGCGATCTCACCGAGGTCTTCATGTCGATAGTTCGTCCGGCCCTTCTGTGACGTGAAATCGACCTTGCGGTTTTTCAGGATCGGCGGGATTTTCGCCTTGGCATCCGCCATTGCCGCATCGAACGCTTTGCGCGCCTGATTGGCCTCCCAGCGCTCTTGCAGCCCCATCAACTTCTCAAGGACGTTGATATCAGCGCCGCGCGCGATGGCCTGATCAAGCATGATCATGGGCGTGATGGCCTCACGGTCGGGCCGGTCGGCGACCATCGGAATTTCGGATGCTGCCTGAATTTCAAGAGCCTGCGCCATGGCGATTTTCTCCTCAGTAGTTCAGCGTGACGTTGGGGACGAGGCCACGGACGAGGTGACCGACGATGGCCTGCGCCTGCTCGGCCGTGATGCCGGAGCATTCGACGAGTTCGGCGACGATGGCGTTGTTGACCGTCTTGCGATGTTCCTTGTCGGCTTCGCGGCGGCGCTGTTCAGCCTCTTCGGCGGCGCGAGCCGCTGCTTCTGCCTGTTCACGGGCCTGAGCATCGGCAAGCGCCTTGGCTTTGGCCTCCTCGATCTCACGTTCTGCGCGCTCCTTGGCCTCTGCTGCTTCCCGCTCGGCGGCCGCCACGCGTTCAGCTGCATCACGCTCGGCGCGTTCCGCCGCTTCGGTGGCAGCCTTCGCAATGTCCGCTTTTCGCTGTTCCTCCGCACGGCGTTCCTGCTCGGCGCGTTCGGCTTCGGCTCGGGCGGCTTCCTCGGCGGCGCGGCGCTCGGCGTCCTGCCTGTCGCGTTCGGCCTGAGCGGCGCGCAGCGCGGCCAGCTCGGCGGCGTCTGCCTCCTGCTTCTCGGCGGTCTCGATCAACCTCTGGAGGGCAACGATTGCGTCCTGCTTCGCAAGGGCGGCGCGGTCTTCGAACTCCTCCCATGAAGCATCGACGACGGTTTCCTCGACGCTCGCGAGTGCGGCCTTCAAGTTGGCCGAAGGTTGGCCTAGCGACGTTGTGATATGGGACAGGAGAATGTCGAGCGCATCCTTATGTTTGTCGATGCGCGCGTTCTCCGCGGCCTCCCACTCGGTAAGCGGCTTGCGTACGGTCGTCTGGAGGGCTTCAAGGCGCTCTTCGATCTTCGTGCGGGTTGCGTTCACCTTCTTGGTGTTCTCGCGCCACTCGCCGGTGAGAGCGAGGCCCTGCTTGTCCAGCGCCACCTTCGTTTTCGCGATCTTGAAGGCGAGCGACTTGATTTCGTCGCGGCCCTTCTTCGTTGACACGTCAGGTTTATGCTCATCGACCTTTTTCAGGATCGCATCATAGAGCTTGTCGAACTCAGCCTCGTCGGTGAACGTCGCAACGCTCGGGACCGAAGGCAGAGAGATGATCAGATCGGTGGATTCGGACACGACATTCCCCTTAGATAGCGGCGGGCGCGACCTGCGCGCCGAGGCCGACGACAATTGCGAAAACAATGATGGAGAGGAGGATCAGGCAGGCGCTGCCGTGCTTGGCAGCGCCAGTGTTCGCTTCCTCAAGGATCTGGTACGTCTGAACCTTGCAGGGGACGTTGGAGGCGATGCAGGAGCATTCGGCGTGGGTGTTGAGGTCGCAGCGATCACGCATGGGCTTGCACCTTCACCGGACGATTAAGCTCGGCAACGAAAGCGCCCCAGACAAAGCAGTCGGGCCACTGCACTTCACGGACGCTGGGAACGGACACGCTCAGTGCCTCGACCCCTTCACCGTTGTTGTCGTTCACCTGAACAATCTCCCAGCATGCGGCCGGGGTCAGGTCGTTACCCTCATGGGTCTCGTCGGTGGCGATCTGCCACTTCGCCCAGTAGTATCCGGGCTTGGTCGGTAGAACGGTGCTCATGCGCGATCCTCCATAATCTGCTCGCGTCGAGCTTCCGCCTTCTGATCAAGCGCTGCCTCGTGCTGGTCACGGGCCTCGCCCATAAGCCAGTCCTTGAAGCCTTCGGCGCTGGTGAAGCGGTCTTCGATCGACCACGGCAGGGTGAGTTCGTCCTTGCCATCGAAGAACCGGACCTTGTCGATCTCGACAGTGGCTTCTTCTGGTGGGTCGATCTCAGTGGCCTTTCGGCTGGGGTGAACGGTGAAGACGACAACCATCTTGAGTTCGATCTCAGTGCCGCATTCCCAACCACTGATGGCGATGTCCTGCTCTGTGCGAAATGTGCTCCCCATCACAGCACCGCCATCTGCTCATCGCGGCGAATGTCGAACGCGCGATCGGGGTTACCGCCAGAGCCTTCGGCCAGAGCCTCGGCAAACGCGAGCTGCGCCCGAGCATCGTTCTCGAAGTGCTCCGCTATCAGCAGGAAGATGTTCTTGTTCGTGGTGGTGAAGAACCGTTCCGAGCCATAGCCGTTGCGGGTGAACCGCTTCCCGCCGATGACGATCTGCGAGACGTAGAACTCGCCGTCGCCGTCCTCGACGAAGGTCGCCGTGCCCGCCGCGAAGATGCCGGGGCAAAGCTCGAATTCATCGAAGTCGTATTCCATGCTGAATGTGGGCATTGGCTTCATCCCCTTGATTGGAAACCCAGCAGATCAGGCGAACCGTCTTGCGTGCTGGGAGGATCCATTTCGATATCCCGCCGCTGTGTGCGGGATGCCGAAGGGGATCAGGCGTCGGACATGATGGGGTCGTAACCGGTGTCGCGGCCCGGATAGCCCTCGCGAGCAAAACGCTCGTTGACCTTCCGATTGCCTTCGCGGCAGTGCCAGTCGATGGCCGGGTGATTGAACGGCACGTACTTGAGTTTCAGGACTGCGCGCTGGTGATCGAGATGGTCCATTTCCCTTGCTCCTCGTCTTTCCCGGTGGTCGGGAGGTGATGAGGAGATATAAGCATAGCTAGAAAACGCTTTCAAGCAAATCTTTAAAGCCAAGCTAGAAAAATGCGACTCGACTCTTTCGGAAAAAGAATCAATTATGAGAACAAGACGTGAACAAGGAGAAAGCGATGGCGTTGCCGACGCATGAGTCACTATTGGGAGACGTGGCGTCCGTTTCTGTAGAGTGTTCGGATTGTGGCCGGTCCCGCTGGTGGAAAGCGGGCGACTTGACGCGTTTCTCTGGCGTTACGGCTCGGACGCCATTGCCGGCGTTGTCCGCGCGTCTCACGTGCTCGTCGTGTCAGGAAGACGGTTTACCGGGAAAAAATATCTCGGTACAGGCGATGTTCGTCAGTGAAGGCGTTCGCCTGCGGGCTGAGGCGCACGTCCTCAATAGCCGAGAAGTTCTGCCAGAGGTATCACGCGCCATAGCGCCTTTACGGCGTAGCGGTTGAACGTAAGCTCTTTCGGTGGATTGTATTGGCTGACGATCAAGTCGGAGCCGGTGCGCCGTACAAAATACTTGATATAGGATTTGCCCACTTCTCCCTCGTTTTCAGGGAAAAGGTCGATTACGACATGATCTCCGGGCACTGGTTCGCGGCCGCCGACATAGATCAGTTCGCCCGGCATGTATCTGGGTACCATGCTCTCGCTGATGACGTGAAGCGCAAAGGCCTTGCGAATATTAGCCAAGCCTGGCGGCCGGCGGACGTAGCCCTGATTTTCACCGTTGAACCGGAAATCACCATCGTCGCCGCCGGCCGTGGTGCCTAGCAATTCGACATCGTTCGGCCCAACGGGAATGGGGGCGAGGTCGGTTACCTTCTCGGCGTCCGCAAGCGGCTCCTCGCTCACGCTTACAACTTCCCCTCTGCTCAGCGCAGACGGGTCGATTGAAAAGAACTCAGAAAGTTTCAAGAGGTTTGCGGTCGAGGGGAGGTTCTTGCCGCTCTCGTAGTTGCCGATCGCTGCGGTGTGAACGCCCAGATAGGCGGCGACCTCGCGCAAAACTTTGCCGCGCTGCTTGCGAGCCCGCCGAATAGCGTCACCGACGAGCTTGGCTTTTTCCTCTTTGTCCATGGCGAGCATGTGAATTATCGGGGCCTTCATGGTCTATAAAAGTTTTGCTTGAATGGATTTTCTAGGTGTGCTTATAATCTGCTATGAGCACCGAAGCCCTCCCCATGACACTCGTTTTCAAGCAGGCAGGCAGCGCCAGCGAATTGGCGCGCAAGCTCAAAGTAACCCCGTCCGCCGTTCTCCAGTGGGACAAGGTTCCGCCGAGGCGGGTGCTGGAGGTCGAAAAAATCACAGGCGTGTCGCGCCATTTGCTTCGGCCTGACATTTTCGGCGCACGCCCTCTCTCGGAGGCCGCCCAATGACTATCCATGTTGATCAAGTTGAGAAGTACGAGACAGTTTATCGCCGTCGCCGGGTGTCGGCGAAGAAGCTCATTGAGGGCGAGCGCCGATCCAAGATGCCGGAGTACCGCATCTGGACCTCGATGATTGCGCGGTGCAGCAACGCCAACCAAAAGTCTTACCCGCGTTACGGTGGTCGCGGCATTCGAGTCTGCGATAGCTGGAAAGCCGACTTCGAAAATTTCTATCGCGATGTTGGCCCCCGCCCTTCGGGCCGTCACTCCATTGACCGGATCGACAACGATGGGAATTACGAGCCGGGAAACTGCCGGTGGGCAACGCCATCTGAGCAGGTGCGAAACCGTGGCTATGGTGTCGCGGCGTGGACTGACGCTGATATCGACACACTTCGCCGTATGTACCTCGGCTATTACCCGGTTGAGGCGATCTCTTCCGTTCTCGACAGAACGGTGCAGACGATCCGATTGCGGATCCATGCCTGCAATCTCCATCGCAAGGGGTTTATGACGAGGCTGGTGAGGAAGCATACGGAGCTTCATCCAATCCTGGTTGAGCGCGGCGAGAGCGCCTTCCTCGAGGCGATCAATTCTAAGATTGCCACCGAGGAAATTCGTGAAGCCGTGGCAAAGGACCGCAAGGCAACGGAACGGGCGTCCTGCATCGCAGCAATCATGTCCGGCGACCTTCCTCGAAACGAAAAAATGAAAACTCTTCGCGAGAAGGGTCTCAACCTCTCTGAGGTTGGCAAGCTTTTCCGTATCTCTCGCGAACGCGTCCGCCAGTTGGAGGCCCTTGGATTCCCGGAATATGCCACTGAGCACAAGAACGAAAACCGCAAGATCAGCTCCACAAATCCGAAGGTGAGGCGCCAGAAGATTGACCGGCTTTGTCGGGCCTGGAACCACGCGAGTAGGGAGGCAAAATTGCTTTTCCTTCAAGCTGCACCTGCTGCAATTTTCACCGATCTGACGGCTGATGCTGTGGAAGAAGTTGCGGAGGTTCATCCATGACCTCCGGCCGCATGACTACCAACACCATCCCCGACGATCAGATCCGATCCGCTTTCCAGCGCTGGAAGAACCTCGAAGAGGAAAAGGCTCGCATCGGCGACGACCTCAAGGAATTGTTCGCCGAGCAGAAGGCATTCGGCCACGACACGAAGGCGATGCGCGCCGCGTTCCGCCTCAAGGTGAAGATGGACGAGGCCGACCCGGCCGACGCCGAGCATGAAGCTCTCGTCGATACCTATCTCGCAGCGCTGGAAGCCCCGCGCGCATCCTGCGCATACGCACGAGAAAACATTGAGGAAAATCGCCGTTCCGACGGTGGCCTTTCCATCCTCACCAAGCACGAAGACATCAGAACAGCGCCGGTAACGGCGGAAGAAGCTGAACCGGAGGCAGCCGCAGAGGTCGCCGGGAATGATTTGCGCGAACCTGTTGCTGCGGAACAGGGTCAAATTATCCGGGAAGGGGGTGCGCCCCGTGAAACCGACCGCCTCGGCGGTGACGCTTCGCGCCCGGATACCGATCAGCCGGGAACGGCAACTGAACTGTCTGATGCTCTGGAACCAACCCGTGGTGAGCATCAGGCTATCGCCTCGAGCGAGCATGGTAGGAGCCACGGGCAGGCAGCTGGCCGCACCCCTGAGAGCCAGACGGACGGGATCGAAACCGTGACGGCGGGAGAGACCGCAACAATTTCGCCCGAAGAGGCAGAGGAAGGATTCCCCAGCGCCGAGCGCGAGGATCGCGCCGCCGCCAACGCAGGAGGCGATCATGTAACGAGCATCGCGAAGCGCGAGGTCGAATTCGACAGGAACCCGAACACCGGGGAGGGCGATGCATTTGCGGCTCTCCCCGCCAATGCCGTCACGATGGAATACTGCCCGCCGACCGGCGTGAAGCGTTCGTCGTTCGCCCATTGCTTCCCTGAGCCTTCGAAGGATCAGCGGGCCGCGCTGGAGCGGAACATCATCGACAACCGCGTGCAGGTCCCGATAATCCGGCAGGGCAACGTCATCCTCGACGGATGGGCTCGGTACACCATCGCCCGGTCTCTCGGCCAGAACTACCCCGTCATGGAATACGACGGCGACGACGAACTCCTCGACGTGATCGAGTGGCAGCGCACCGCCCGGAATTTCACCCCGGCACAGGAAAAGAAGATCGCCGCCGATCTGGCGAAGGAAATCCCGCACCGTGCCGACGACATCATGGCTGCTTTCGGGCTGGCCGAAGCTTTGGAGGCTGCGGAGTGATGACGCGCGGCCCCGAAACGGAACACACCCACGAAGAGGACCTGCAGGCGCAGTTCGCCGTCGAGGCAACTCCCGGCGCGCTTCCGTTCGTCCGTTCCCATCAATCCCGTCCGAGGAGGAAGGCAGCATGACTTTGCTCATCTACGGCATCATCGGCTTCACGATCCTCTGCGGCGTAACGGCCTTGGCATACGCACTCCTGCGCCGAGGTGAAGACCGCATGGCTCCCGACTGGTGGAGGGATCAGTGATCAACGGAATCGGTCAGCGCCGCTCCTCATCCTCCCAAGCCGCTGACTGATCGGAGCGCGCGGCGAAGTCCCCCTCGGCCGCGCGCTCCACTCGAATTCTCGGAAGCCCTTGCTTGATGCGCATCACGACTGCGCGCGCGGGAATGCCGATTTGAACGAACGAGGACGCCGAAGCCGAGGATACCCCGGCGCCCTCTGAACCCTCAGCAGACAATGCGGCGGCGCTGCGAGGGAATGGAATTATCGTCTCGCCGGATGCGGCGGGCGGAACGGCGGGGTGATCGGGAACCGCATGTAGCCCCTGATCCCCGTCGTTCCCACTGAATTTTGAAGGTCGTTTCACTGTGTCTCCCTTCGTCTGTAGCAAGTCGAAACTGACATGGAGCGAACGTCTTGCGGAACAAAACTAATGTCGTGGAAGACAAAATGAGTGTCGCGTACGTCAAAGATGCAAAAGCGATGAGCGAATGGCTCCTGCGCCGCGAGTATCGCGGCCTTGGAGACACGCAAGAAGCTGCTGCCAGACGCGCCCAGACCAAGTGGGGCGCTCCGGCGACTACCCTTCTTCGTCTTCGTCACCGCGAAATCCCTGACATGAAGCTCAGCACATGGGCCTCAATTCTTGAAGCATTCCAGCGCGCGGGCGGACGTATCGATGCGCTGTACGAAGAGGAGCGTTCGCGCCATGGCGAGAGCAATTCGGCGCTTGTTCGCCTTGCTGATTTTGTTGCTGGCGAGCGGCCTCAGCCGGTTCAAAGCATGGGTTCGTCGTCTGCTGAAAAGGCAGAAGCCGCGCGAACCAGAAGCCAAAACTGAAGTCGGGGAGGGCGAGTGATGCGATACGGTTCCGTCTGCTCTGGCATCGAGGCTGCGACCATGGCTTGGCATCCGCTTGGATGGACGCCGGCATTCTTTAGCGAGATTGAGGCGTTTCCCTCTGCGGTGCTCGCCCATCACTACGGATCAAACATGCCCGGCGAACCGCTGGCGAAGAATGGAATTCCTAACCATGGCGACTTCACGCAGATCGGCGCAGATGCAGGCCCAATCGACCTTCTTGTGGGAGGAACACCCTGCCAGTCTTTCTCGGTCGCAGGAAAGCGTCTCGGACTGGATGACCCGCGCGGTAACCTCGCCCTTGAGTATCTCAGCCTGGCTAGGCGCTTGCGCGCCCGCTGGATCGTCTGGGAAAACGTCCCCGGTGTCGTTTCCTCTGTCACGGATGAAGAGGACGGTGAAGGCGGTGTTCGACCCGGTCTTGAAGGAAGAGAAGCCGGAGACGAATGGATTGAAGAAAGCGATTTTGCGACCTTTCTCTCATTCGTTCGGGAATGCGGGTATGGGTTCGCCTACCGAGTTCTTGACGCTCAATATGTCCGAGTGGACGGCTTTGGACGGGCTGTCCCTCAGAGACGACGGCGTGTGTTCGTTGTCGGATATCTTGGAGACTGGCGACGTGCCGCAGCAGTACTACTTGAGCCCCAAGGCATGCGCGGGGATCCTGCGCCGCGCCGGGAACCGGGGAAAAGAGTTGCCCCAACAATTGCAAGCCGCCCTTCAGGCGGTGGTGGGCTCGGAACCGACTTCGACCTAGATGGCGGTTTGCTCGCATTTGGCGGCGGCAACACGAGCGGAGCGATCGACGTTTCGACGGCCCTGACGGCCCTGACGGCCCATGGTCAACGCCAAGACTTCGAAGTCGAGACCTTTATCGCATTCGACTGCAAGGCTATCTGGGAACCGGCGGCCGGCGATGGCGCAATGGTGCGGGAAATGGAATCGGTCGGGCTGACCGTCCGCGCCTCCGATCTTGTCGACCGAGGTTGCGGCGCTGATATCCGGTCCTTCTATGATTTCCCCGTCGCTCCTTGTGGCGCCATCGTGACAAACCCACCGTTTCAGGAATGCGGATGGGGCAACGGTAAGGCCCGCTGGCTTTACCACGCCCTCGACACGCTCGGCGTCGAATACATGGCGCTGCTGATGAACTGGAGCTTCCCCGGCGCTGGAGGTCTCGCTCCGTTCTGGGCGAAGTTCCCGCCGGCCCGCGTCTATCTGCTGCGCTGGAAGATCGATTTCACAGGGCAGGGCGCGCCGCCGATGCTCAACGGGTTCTTTGTTTGGGACAAGGCATGGAGCGGCGAAACCGTTCTCCGCATGCTCGACCGTAAGGACGCGCGGCAGGGGGAGCTAGGCCTATGACCTTCGGACAGGAAGCCCTCATCAAGATCGGCCAGTTGTTCAACGGCAGAGACCGCCAGCACGACACGGCAGAGATTGCCCAGATCATGGGATGCACCGAGGGCGAGGTCTACAACGCCCTGAGTGACGCTCGCGCAGCCTACGAGGCCCACAAGGCTTGGCATCGGGAGCACCAGCAGTCCGTTCGTGACAAGAGTGGGGTGGCGGCATGAGTGACCGTATGTCAGCCGCCGAATTCCGCCGGATGCGATCCGGTGCCCATTCCCGCGAAAACAAGTTCGGGGCGGTTGCCTCGGTAGAGGACGGCAAGCGGATCGATAGCAAGGCGGAGAGGAAGTATCTCGCCAGTCTCCGCATCCGCCTCCGTGCCGGCGAAATCTATGCGCTCGCCTGCCAGCCGGAATTCCCTCTGATCGTCAATGGAGAGTTCATCGGCAAATACACAGCCGATTTCGCCTTCTGGGATGCCCGTGAAGATCGCTTCCGCGTCATCGACGTGAAGGGCGTTGAAACACGGGAATTCAGGCGGGCGAAGAAGCACGTCAAGGCGCTGTACGGAATTAATGTTGAGGTGGTGAAATGAGGAAGCCATTGCCTGCTATGGGCTTCGAGCTCCTGCGTCGTCAGACGATCGAGTTTATCGAAGACCGCTTTGCTGATCTATATTGGGCTCAAGGTGACAGCGAGATCGAGCGGCTTTTGCATGCCGCGCTTGCCTGCCGATTTTCTTACGGTCCGTCGACTTATTACGATCCGATATTGCTGCCTTCGGACCTCGCGGAAAAGATTAGGCTGAAGGAAATAGGGAACAAATTCTTTAACGAGCTTCAGCCGATTCTTGAACGTCAGGTCCAAATAGGCCGCTATCGAGTTGATTTCGTCCTTAGCGCATATAGCGAGGGCACTGTCTATTCGGAACTTGCCGAGCCGGTCGTTGGGCAGCCCCGATGGCGGCGGCTCGTCATAGAGTGTGATGGACACGACTTCCACGAGAGGACCAAGGAGCAGGCGGCTAAGGATAGGTCGCGCGACAGGGAGTTATCAGCCCTTGGGTTCGATGTATTCAGATTCACTGGTTCTGAGCTTTGGCGTGATCCTTGGGGATGCGCCTCTCAGGTTCACGAATGGGCTCAGAGGGGCTTGCGAAAGTGAGCAAGAACCCCTGGCTCAAGTTTTATCCTCTTGATTGGCGCGGCGACCCGAAGCTGCGCATGTGCTCCATGGCCGCTCGCGGCCTTTGGATCGAACTCCTCGCGCTGATGCATGAGGCAGCCCCCTACGGCCACCTTCTCGTCAACGGCAAATCCCCGACAGACACGCAGATCGCCGTGTTGGCAGGAGCCCCGTCCGATCAGATCACCGACTTGCTCGGCGAACTGGAGACGGCCGGGGTCTTCTCCCGCACGAAAGATGGAGTGATCTACTCGCGGCGAATGATCCGTGACGAGAAGAAGAGCGCGATTGCTCGAAGAAATGGCGGTAAGGGCGGCAATCCAACCCTTTCAAATGGAAAGGGAAATTCTGGTTCGGATAACCTACCGGATAACGGTCCAGATAAACCCCAGAAGCCAGAAGCTAGAAGCCAGAACGAAAAAACTAACGTTTTTTCTCCCCGCGCTAAAGCGCAAAAAAAATCTGACATTTGCGAATTGAAGGAGGCATTTGCCAATGGGTGATCTAGTCCCTGCCGATATCTTCGAGCGCCTTCCCGAACGTTACCGTCGCAGAGCGCGGGAAATCAGCATCCGGGTTTCCGAGATCGACGCTCTCTTGCGCCGCTGCGATACCGGGGCACTGCGCGATGCGGCGGTTCGGCTCCGCGGCCAGTTGCGTCCTCAGCCCGACGTGGAGATGGCCGACTTCGCCAAGGAATTCAGGACGGCTTGCGCCGATCTGCCGGAATGGGCTGTCTCCGAAGCGACCAACGATTTCCTTGCCGGCCGCGTCGAGAACCATACCGGCCAGTTCATGCCAACGTGCGCCGAGTTTGCGCGCCATGCCAGGTCTATCATCGCGCCGTTCATTGGCGAGAAGAACAGCCTTCGCAACGAGGCGGAGCGGCTCTTCGAGCGTGCCGAGGACGAGGCACGCCGAGCTGCAATCGTCGTGGAACGCGCCGATCCTGCTGTTCGAGCTCGGGTTTGCGTCCTGCTCGCCGCGGCAAAGGCCGGCGCGCCTCTGCCGGTCACAGGCCGCGCCCATATCGGCACATCGCCCGAGACCCAAGCAGAGATGGACAAGCTGCGCGTTCGCCGTCCGCACGTCTCGAAGCTCCCAGAAACCCGGCTCGTGAAGGGGAAACGGTCATGAACATCCAGATTTCAGCTAAGCCGGTCGCTGACGTAGCGGCATATCTCGCGGAGGGAAAGGCGCGCCGGGAAGCCCTCATGGGAGGCGGACGGAACTTCGTCAACGCCGCCGAGCGCAAAAGTCTCCAAGACGAAATCACCCGCCTGTCAGCACAGGTAATCGCACTCCGGGCCGAAACACGATCCTTGCAGGAGCGGCTTGATGAGAAAGATAGCATCATCCGCGCCCATGAGCAGGCCATCAACGGCCTTACCGCCGGCAACGATGTTTCCGGTTCCCGTCGCCCGACGAAGGAAATCATCACCGATGTTCTGCGGGACTTCCCAGGCATCACGTATGCGCAGGTCATGGGGCCGGGCCGGTCTATCCCGATCGTCGAGGCGCGGCATACCTGCATCTTGGCCGTCCACAGGGCGCGGCCCGATCTATCTTTCCCGCAGCTCGGCGCAATCTTCGGCGGCCGCGATCATACGACCATCCTTTTCGCGGTCCGAAAGATGGAGGCCCGCCTTGGCTAACCGCATCATATGGACCGAGGAAAGATTGAACGAAGCATCCAGGCTTTGGGATCAGGGGCTGTCTGCTTCGAAAATTGCTGAACTGGTCGGCGTCACCAGGGGAAGCATGTCGGGCACGGCCAGCATGCATCGTGATCTTTTCCCGGCGCGGGTGTGGGCGAGGGAGCAGGCAATCACCATCAAGGAGGAGCCGCGCGCCGTCGAGCCGGTCCAGCGGCCACCTAGCAAGCGTGTCCATAGCTTCGGCATCCGCTCCGTCGAGCGCCACCACGTATCGGGCGAGGTGCATTCCATGCCCCGCGTCTCGATCCTCAACGGCAAGGAGGGGTGAGGATGGCATGGGCGCGCGAGGAATGGTTGCGGCCAATTGCAGACACCGAACTGCACCACGAGCGTTTTGCGAAGGCGATGATGAAGTGCCAGCACGCCGGCGGCCACTGCGCCGAAGATGGTGTCTGCCACTTCGACGGCGATTGCTTCAAGACGGCGAAACCTCAGGTCGAGTGCAGGATCGAGGAGCTGGAAAATGAACTGGCGGCGCTCAAGGCGCTGCGGACGTAATGGCGGCAACACGAGGAACACCACAATGGCAAGTAAGGCGGCGAAACTGAAGAAGAAGCGAATTTCCAGAGGTCGGCCACGCAAGGCCGGCGCGGAGCGTCATCCCTGCGGCAAGATCAAGCAGGATTGGTCGCAGCGGGAAAGCGAGCAGGACGCCACGTCCGTCGCAATCATCGCCCGAGGGAGAATTCACGGCCTCAACGAGAACAACGCCCTGGCGGGCTACACCCTCGGGCGGATCTTCCTCGACGGGAACATTACCCAGCACCAGCTTGAGGCGGGCAACGAATACGCCGAGGACATGGCGCGTTATTATCGGCTGACCGGCATCCCGTTCCCATCAGCCCGGGCGCAGTCTGTCGGCGGCGTTCGTGGATCCGAAGGTGACGTGACGCAATCCAGGGCGGATGCCGCCCGGCGCGCGTCCAACCGCATGATGGAGCTTGAGGGCGTCTTGCTCCGTTGCGAAGACGGGCCACAGGTCAAGACAACCGTCCGCAATGTCTGTCTCCTTGACATAGAAACGCTCCGTCTTATGCCGGAACTCCAAATGTTGTGGCTTCGCAGGGGATTGGACGCGCTCCACGTTGCTAAGCACTTGCGCAAATCAGCGGCGTGATGTATCTTCCGAAATATCAAAGTCGGGACGTGTTCGCACATTCCTGCTTTTTTTGATTCCGAGGCATAGCCTCAACAGTTTGGAATGGCGCCAAAGGCTCATGTCACGCTGAGGAGGATCGGAACCGTGATCCGAACCTCTGCCATTCCAAAGCCCATCGGGAAGCTGGTTCGGGATACCGCTTGCGCCACTGGCTCATGACCTTCGCGGCGCATGCAAACACCCGCAGGCAGATATGCCTCAAATGCTGGTATCCTTCCCGACCCCATACGCGGCAAGACCGTGGCGGGCGATATCGCTGGAGCCGTCAACTTTAAACCAAAGGCACCCGTTACTATAATCTGCACGCCAGCTTTATAGTTTCGCCAGCCGATAATAGCCCGTCGCCTTCACTGGTGGCGGGCTTTCGCATTCAGGAAGTCCGCCCCGGATAAGCAGGACAATGGCACCGGCGCTTGGAAGACAGGAACAGTGACGCTCCTGTGGCGGCAAAGCTATCCGCGCCCGGCGGTATCCGGGCTCAACAAGGAGAAGACGCATGAGCGCACCCGTATGCAGAGCAAAGTTCAAGCTGACCCAGCGGAACGAGAATTCGGCAGGGTTCAGCCTTTCGTTCGAGCCTGTCACCACCGGCAGCAAGGAGAACGACGAGTTCTTCAAGTGGACGCCGTGGGGCAAGGTCGAGATCGGCACCATCAACCCGGAGGCCGCCAAGGGCTTCGTCGTCGGCGGTGAATACTATCTCGACTTCACGCCGGCGACCTGAATGATCGACCTTGAGCCCAAGACAGAAGTCGAACGCACGGTGGACGATTTAGCCATGCTTGTCCGCATGCTGTGCCGGCAACTGCCTAAGCGTCAGGAAACACGAGAGAAAGCGCTGGACTACTTGGTGAGGAAAAATCTCATGGGTAGTCCACTCCGCTGAACACCTCCACCCCAGCAGAAAGGAACCAGCATGCGCATGATCCGAAGTCTGATCTATGCGGGCCTCGCCCTTGCGGCCATGGCCTTCACGATCTCGGCGCCCGCGACCGCGGCCACGCCGACCGATCCCGGCATCTATGAAGCCGTCAAGGCCAGCCTCGATGCCCCGACCATCCTGCAGGTCTATGACGATCACGTCGCGCTGACCTGCGAAGCCCCGGCCGCCATCATCAGCGCCGTCGCCACCGGGCGAAGTTCGTTCCCGACCGATGCGCGCGTGAACATCGCCGATGCGTCCGGCACCCGCCTGAACCTCATCGAGGTCCGAAGTCGCTGCTGATCCCGCATGCCTGAAACGAGAGCCGGGCTTAGGTCCGGCTTCTCAGATGCTCCGATCTGTGTCCTCAGCTGAGGCCAGAGATAGGAACATCCGCTATCCATGATGACCGCAGGTTGAACCATACATGGTAAGCGCGGTCAAAAATGGCCTTTGACACGGGGTTTCTACCCACCGGAGATTGAAATGGCCGAAATTGAGCGCCCTCGACCGCCGGGAATCATCTTCGATGTCGAGCATGGCGACCAGTTCATCCCGGCTCCCGAAGTCGTCGAATGGGCGATGGCAACATTCGTGCGGGAAGGCGCACCACTTTGGAACTCGGAGCACGGGCACCTCGAGCAAGCCAACATTGGCGCCCTGTGGACCAACGTCTCGAACAGCAAGAACGGGAGAGCCATCGTCGGGCAATGCGAGACCGGCGATCCCATGGCAATGGGCAAGTGGTCGAAGGCAAAGGCTCGCATTCAGGTCGAGCAGTGGTTCGGGTCCATACCCGATTTCATCCTGACCTTCGATGCTGGATATGCCGAGCAGTGCAGCGATATCGAGTGGTGCGCGCTTGTTGAGCATGAATTGCTCCACGCCGCCCAGGACAGGGATATCTACGGCGCGCCGAAGTTCAACGCCTCAACCGGCCGCCCGGTGTGGTGCATCCGGGGGCATGACGTTCAGGAATTCACCAGCATCGTCCGCCGCTATGGTGCCGATGCCGCGCACGTTCGCGAGTTCGTCGATGCTGCCAAGGGTAAGCCGGAGATCGGCCACGCCAGCATCGCCCATGCATGCGGGGTCTGCCTCTCAAAGGCGGCGTGAACGTCTAGACGAGGTTAGACGCAATCCATGGCAGGTCCGAAGCTATCCGATGAGGTGAAGGCCTTCATCATCCAGAGCCTTGCCTGCTTTGACGGGCTCGCTGTCGTCGTGGCTGCGGTCAAGCGCGAGTATGGCATCGAGATCAGCAAGCAGCTGTGCGAGAGCCACGATCCGACCAAGAAGGCCGGCGCCAAGTTGGGCGAGCGCTGGCGGGTGCTGTTCGACGAAACACGCAAGTCGTTTCTGGAAGACACGTCCACCATCGCCATCAGTCACCGCGCCGTTCGTCTTCGCGCTCTCCAGCGCATGGCAGACAAGGCGGAGACGCAGGGGAACATGGTGCTGGCCTCCAACCTTCTGGAGCAGGCTGCGAAAGAGGTAGGTGATAGCTACACCAACCGGCAAAAGCATGATCACACCTCAAGCGATGGGAGCATGAGCCCGAAGCCGGCGGCTTTCGATTTGGCGGCGATGAGCGATGATGAAATCGAAGCGTATCGAACTCTCGCTGCCGCCGCTGAGCGAAATAGAAAGGGAAATTGAGCGGCGAGCCTGCAAAAGGTCCCTTGCAGAGTTCGCCAAGCGTGCATGGCATATCCTTGAACCTGCGACACCCCTGAAGTGGGGATGGGCGCTTGATGCGATCTGCCATCACCTCGAGGCCGTGAGCCGCGGGGAGGTCAAGCACCTCCTCATGAACGTGCCGCCTGGCACCATGAAGTCGCTTTTGACGGGCGTCATCTGGCCGGCATGGGAGTGGGGTCCGCTCGGGCAGCCGGAAAAGCGGTTCCTTTCGACGGCGCACAAGCAGGACCTCGCGATCCGCGACAACCTGAAGTGCCGGCGCCTCATCCAATCGGAATGGTATCAGACGCGCTGGCCAACGGCGCTGACGACAGACCAGAACGCAAAGACGAAGTTCGAGAACGACAAGACCGGCTTTCGCGAGGCGATGGCCTTCCAGAGCATGACCGGCTCGCGCGGAGATCGGGTTATCCTCGACGACCCGCTGTCTGCAGACGATGCGAACAGCGAGGCCGAACTTCTGGCGGCGGAGCGTACCTTTCTTGAGGCGCTTCCGACCCGAGTGAACAATGAGGATTCTGCGATTGTCGTCATCATGCAGCGCCTGCATGAGCGAGACACGTCGGGACTGATCATCACGAAGGGCCTGCCTTACGTCCACCTCATGTTGCCGATGCGCTTTGAAGCCGAGCGTCGGTGCGTGACGCCATACTTCAAGGACCCGCGGCAGACCGATGGGGAATTGCTCTTCCCAGAGCGCTTCCCGAAATCCCAGGTCGAGCTTCTGGAGCGAACGCTTGGAAGCTACGCCTCGGCCGGTCAGTTGCAACAGCGGCCGGTCCCGCGCGGCGGCGGCCTGTTCAAGCGGTCGTGGTTCGGAACTGTCAGGGCGCTACCAACCGGCTGCCGGTTCGTTCGGGGCTGGGACTTGGCAGCGACCGAGGACGAGGAAGCCGCGGCAACTGCCGGCATATTGATGGCTCTGGCGCCTGATGGCCGGTTCATCATCGCAAACGCCGTCCGTGAGCAGCTTGGCCCTATGGGTGTCGAGCGGCTGCTGAAAGCCACGGCGGAGCAAGACAAGGCAACTCACGGTCAGGTGCGCGGCTCGTACCCGCAAGACCCAGGGCAAGCCGGTAAGGCGCAGGCGCAACACATCCTGCGCCATGTGCTCGTCGGCTTCGATTACCATTTCAGCCCAGAGACGGGCGACAAGGAAACGAGAGCCCTCCCACTCGCTGCGCAGGCTGAAGCCGGGAACGTCTTCCTGCTCGAAGGCAAATGGAACGAGGCATTCCTTTCCGAGGCTGAGGGCTTCCCGATGGGCAAGTGGAAGGACCAGATCGACGCTGCATCGCGCGCGTTCACGGAACTGACGACGAAACGGCAACCATCAACGGCAACGACGGCAGTTACGGGTCTTTATTAATGTTCGATGTGAAGACAAAGCACCCGGATTTGACGGCGGATCGCCTTGCCGACTGGTGTCTCATGCGGGACGCCATGCAGGGTCAGCGTGCAGTGAAGCAGAAGGGCGTGGCCTATCTGCCGATGCCCTCTGGCTTCAAGGGTATGCCCGACGGCGGCCAGGAGGCGTACGAAAAGGCGTACAAGCTTCGCGCCATTGTGCCGGAACTGCTTTCGCCGTCGGTCGCGGCGATGATCGGCATCATCCACTCCAAGGAGACGCAGATCACCATTCCAGATGGTCTGGCGTCGATCTGGGAGAATGCCGACGGCGATGGCATGAGCCTTGAGGCCTTTCACCGCCGCATTACGCGATATCTGCTCTGGCTGGGCCGCTACGGCGTTTTGACGACGGCTCCGGTTGGCGGTGGCGAACCGTATCTCGCGGGCTATGCCGGCGACAGCATCATCAACTGGGACCGAGACTTCTTCGTCCTTGATGAGAGCGGCAAACGCCGAGTCGGATTCGAGTGGAAGGATAATCCGAAGTTCCGCGTGCTGGAACTGATTGACGGCTTCTATGTCTCGTCCGTCTATGAGGGCGAAGACCTCGGCACCATCACCAAGACCGAGCCCGTCGCTCTGGGTGACGGCCGGCTCAACTTCGTGCCGTTCTATGTCGGCAATGCTCGTGATGTGGTGCCGGCGGTCGAAACCCCGCCGTTGATCGGCATCGCGAACGCCATCATCAACTCCTACCAGCTTTCAGCCGATTGGCGCTGGCAGCTCTTCATGAGTGGGCAGGAGACCCTTGTCGCCATCAACGGCGAGGCACCTAAGACCGTTGGCGCTGGCGTCGTGCACCAGATGATGGGCAACGACACTGTTACGCCTGATCTGAAATACGTCTCGCCGACATGCTCTGGCATCGAAGCTCACGAGGCGGCAATCGAAAAGCAGAAGGAAGCCGCCGTCATGGCCGGCGCCCGAATGTTCGAACAGGAGAAGTCCACGCAGGAGAGCGGGGAGGCCCGCAAGCTTCGGTTCGCGAGCGAGACAGCCAACCTCATGAGCGTATCGCAGGTCTCGGCCGCGCTGCTTGAGCGCGGATTGAAGGCGGCGGCCCGAATGAAGGGGCTCGACGAGAACGATATCGTCGTGGTCCCGCCAAAGGATCTGCTCGACAGCACCATGTCGCCGGCGGACTTCGCGCAGCTCTTCAGCGTCTACAGCCAGAACGGCATGTCCTGGGAGACCTTCTACGAACGCGGACAGGCCGGCGGGATATTCTCGCCCGAGCGTGACGCGGAACAGGAATACGCCCTCATCGACCCTGAGGGCGGAGAAGACGAAGCCGCTGCGGCGCTCGTCTAAGCCCGGTCGGAACCCGACCTACCCACCACCAACAGGAGATAAGGCCAATGGCCCTGAAGCTCGTTCTGGACTCGATCTACAATGTCGACGAGGCCCTGAAATCCCTCTATGTCGAACACACGGATGGCAAGTTCCATCTGGATACCGACGCCGATAGCGTTCGCGGCCATCGCGATGTTCTCCCCCTCGCCAACGCTTATGACCGCACCAAGGCCGATCTCGCGACCGCCAAGAACGATCTGGCCGACGCGAAGAAGAAGGCCGCTCCCGAGGACTTCGACCAGGAGACGTGGAAGAAGCTGAAGGAAGGCAAGACCGACGACGCGGCGCACCAGCGCCAGCTGGTCGAGCTTCGCAAAACCCTCGAAGGCGAGCGCGACGACTGGAAGGGCAAGTACGAGGGCGAGGTCACCAAGGGCAAGAAGGCCGCGGTCAATGCCGCGCTCACCGACGCTCTTTCCGCCTCTGGCATCAAGGAGCCATCGTTCGTCAAGGCCGCTCGCGCTCTTCTGGAGCCGCGTGTTGCCATGGATACGGACGAAGCCTCCATGGATATCGGCCTCGGGCCCATGGGTATCGCGGAAGCTGTCAAACGCTGGGCCGCAGGTGACGAGGGCAAACCCTTCGTCGCACCGGCCAAGGGCGACAACGCCAAGGGCAACGACAACGGCCATCAGCAGCAAGCGGTGAAGGGTGACTTCGGCGGAGACGCCAAGGCCCGCGCCGCCGCCATCTCGGCGAAGTTCCCCGAACTCAGCGCCGGGGCATAACTGCTCCTGACCACCCGCGCCGCGCGGCGCGACCTCCCGTGATCTCAACGAGGTGACGGGCATCTGGGCAATGCCCGCAACCACACCCCACCCATCACGGAAAACGGAAAGGAACCGACCATGTCTCTTTCGCAGATGCAGGTCTTCAACAAGTACTTCATGCCCGCCACCATCGAGACGCTTGCGCAGATGGTCGACAAGTTCAACGCGGCATCCGGCGGCGCGATCCGCCTGACCACGGAAGGTTTCGAAGGCGACTTCCTCCAGGAATCGTTCTACGCCGCCATCCACTCGGCTCAGCGTCGCGTTGACCGCTATGCTGCTCAGGCCAGCGCTTCGGCAACCGACCTGACGCAGCTCAAGCACTCCTCGGTCAAGGTCGCGGGCGGCTTCGGCCCGGTGCGCTATGAGCCTTCGCAGATGACCTGGCTGGACAAGCCGACGGCCGAGGGCGTCGAGGTTGCCTCCCGCAATTTCGCCGAGGCGCTGCTTCGCGATCAGCTCAACAGCGCCATTGCCGCGCTGGTGGCCGCGATCAGCAATCAGGCCGCGGCCACGAATGACGTGTCGGCCACGGCCGGCGTCAGCTACATCACCATGAACGATGCCCACGCCAAGTTCGGCGACCATTCCGGCAATCTCATCACGCAGGTGATGAATGGTACGGCCTATCACAAGCTGATCGGCCTGAACCTCGCCAATGCGCAGACCCTGTTCCAGGCCGCCAACGTTCGCGTGGTCGATATCCTCGGCAAGATGGTCGTCGTCACCGACGCGCCCGCCCTGTACGAGGCCGGCACGCCGAACAAGCTCAAGGTGCTGTCGCTGGTGGCGAACGCCGCCACCGTCTCGGACAGCCGTGACATCATCTCGAACATAGAGACGAAGAACGGTCAGACCCGCATCGAGACGACCCTGCAGGTGGACTACACCTTCGGCCTCGGCCTCAAGGGCTTCACATGGGATGAAGGTTCCGGTGGCAAGTCGCCGACCGACGCGGAGCTTGCTACGGGGGCCAACTGGGACCTCGTAGCAAGTTCTATTAAACATTCGGCTGGGGTGATTACGATTGGCGATGTCACCAAATAAGCTGTAGAAATAACGAATGGCCGGAGTGCTACCAACACATCCGGCCATTCTTACCAAGCCCCACCTGTAAGGAGGTCGAGATGGCTGAATGCGAGATTATCGCCCCGCGCGATCTTACGCAATCGAAGCTGAAAGAAGCTCTTGAGTACGATCCAATTGGCGGCGAGTTTCGGTGGCTGATAACAAATTCACATAGGCGAGTTGCCGGTACAGATGCAGGCGGCTTTGGCGTCCATGGGTATTGGCGCGTAAGCGTTTACGGGCATCGATATTATGCGCATCGGCTTGCATGGTTTTACATGACAGGCAAATGGCCGAAACAGCAGATCGACCACGTCAATCTCAACAAGCGGGACAACAGGTTCGCGAACCTTCGCTTAGCCACACCGCGCGAGAATAACGCGAACCTCCCCCTAAAGAGCAGCAACACCAGCGGGTTCAAGGGCGTCAATTTCGACCGCCGATCAGGGAAATGGTTGGCCAGAGCAAGGGCGGGCGGAAGACGAGTGAACCTCGGACTTTTTGACACAGCCGAAGAGGCGGCCCGTGCGAGAGATGCTTTCGCAGTCAAGCACCACGGGCAGTTCTTCCGCCCAGCATAACCGGAACAGGAAAACATCATTCTTTAGCCGCCCTCCAAGGCGGCTTTTTCTATGGAGCAAATCCCATGACGAATGAACGAAAGATCGCCTACGAGCCGCATCCGGTGTCGCCGAAACGGAAGGCTGAACTGCGGGCCGCCGGCTACAAGATCCTCGACGCGCGGTTCGATCCGGACGGGCAGCCGGCCGTGGTAACCGAGACGGCGGCCAGTTGCCTCGGAACGGAAAGCGGCGATCAATTCTCCGATGAGCAGCTTCGTGCCGCCATCGAAGCAGCGACCGGCAAGGCACCTCACCACAAGCTCGGCCGCGAAAAGCTCGTCGAGCAGTTCAACAAGCTGAACGCTGAGCATAACGCCCGCCAGGACGAGACGGCGGGCAATGGCGCAACCCGCCGAGAGATCGAGGCCGACCTGACCGCCATGAACGTCGAATTCGACCCGCGCGAACCGCTGGAAGACCTTGCGGCGCTGCGCGACCTTCACCGCGAGCAGAACCAGAACTGAGGAACCAGCCGTGGCGGATATCGTGATGTTCTATCCTGCTGATGCAGCCAAAAGCGCGGACAACGTGCTCGAACAGGCAATCGGCACCTACGATCAGGTAATCCTCATCGGCTGGGACAAGGACGGGAACCTTGATGCCCGCGCGACCCTCGGGTTGAAAGACGGCGGCGATGTTCTCTGGCTGCTAGAGACCTTCAAGCGCAAGCTGCTGAACGGCGACTATGCGGGAGACGAAGGCTGATGGCGGACATTTACGGGTCTCTCGCTGCGGCGCTCGTCTATCACGAAGCTCGCGGGAATGCGGCTTGGTCCGCTGCCGGCGTTGATGACGAAAAGCGCGAGGCGGCTCTTCTACGCTCCTCCGAATGGCTGGATGGCGTCTACCGCAGCCGCTGGCCGGGCCAGAGAACGGGAGGGCGCTCGCAGGCCCGAGATTGGCCCCGCATTGATGCATTCGACGCTGAGGGCAATGCAATCGCTTCGGAAGATGTGCCAGACGAAGTCGAGCGCGCCACCTATGCCGCCGCACTCCGCGAACTCGTGAAGCCCGGCAGCCTGTCGCCGGATATCGTCCTTGGCCAGTCGAAGGTGCTCACCGCCGTCAAGGGCATCGTCTGGACGCCCCTGCGGTCGTTTGCCACCACCGAGGACATGGCGCCGACGCTGACCGAAGTAGAGCGCGTCCTGTCGGGGCTGATCAGTGCACGCGGTGCAACTCAGTTCCTCGCGAGGGCGTGATGGAAGACTGGCGCGCCATAGCTGCCGAGGTTGACGAGGCAATCCGCTCCATCGGCGACGTATCTCAGGCTGATGGCTACCCCGTGACGCTGCGCATCCCCGGCGCGATCACCGGGCCGCCCTATGACCCGGTTGAGGAGCCGCCGACATACAAGACACTCCATTGCGTGGAGGGCTACCAAGAGATTCGGGATCAGTCCGGCACGCTGATAGGGCAGACCAAGCACATGCTGACCGTGACGGCCGATCCTGATGCCGTCCCGCTCAAGAGCTACAAGGTTGCGCTTGGCATCACTGCTGAGGAAGCCAGCGAGAGTAGCGCGTGGGTGGAGCTGCTCAATGTAAAGCCGTTGAGTCCCGCAGGGGTTCCGGTGCTTTATGAGTTGGATTTGATTTCGTAGATCGGCTATAAAAAGCGAACCCGCCGAGCATCTCACCTCTCGACGGGTTCTCACCAAGCCCCACCTGTAAGGAGGTAGAGATGGCTGATCACGCTCTAGCAGAAGAATGGCGCCCTGTAGAGGGTTATGATGGGTATGAGGCCAGCAGTCTCGGCCGGATAAGAAGCTGGCGGCCTTCCGGTCCCAACAGGCCAAGACCCAAAGTTCCGAAGATCCTAACAGCGCGTAAGCAAAAAAGCCGCACGTTCACGGTTAAGGTCGCAGTAGGCAACGGGAGGCATGCCGCAGTCGGCATTATCAGCGCCTACGCGCCCATGGGGAGCCACTTGGTGGGCGGGCCTCACCGGGGGCATTGATTGCTTGGATAGAGGACCACGTCACCCACGATGGCGATGACTGCTTGCTGTGGCCTTATGGCGGGGCAGTCGGCGGGTATGGAGCAGTCACCTACCAAGGCAGGCAGACGGGCGCTCATCGCGTTATGTGCGAGTTGGCGCATGGCTGCGCTCCAGATGCAGCCTTAGAGGTCGCCCAACCACATGGACAAGTATGACCATGGGACGATGCCTAAAGGTGATGGCATCCATTGCTCGAAGCTCTCAGAGGATGACGTCCGATGGATGCGGGAGAATAAGGGACGAGTACCTTACGCTGAAATGGCTCAGCGGTTTGGCATCCATTATCAGACGGCCTTTGTCGTTGCTAACCAGAAGACATGGAGGTGGCTTGGGTAGCCGCCTTCGTCATCGAACACTAGTCAGGCTCGCTTCGGTGGGCCTTTTCTTATGGGATCAGCATGAACGACAACCTCCATCCCCGCACATCGGCCCGCCTCATGGTGCGCGGGGCGATGATTGCTTTCGTTATGGGACTGTTCGCGCATCTCGGGTGGAAAACTGCAGGCTGGCTGATTGGGTGATTGATGACCTTTGACGAACTGCTTGCCAAATACGATCCTATCGTGGCCGCTGCCTTTCTGGATAGCATCGAGGCGATCAAGAGCAACATCGTGCTCAAGACGGTTGTTACCGCGCTGGATCGCGGAGACGTTGCCGCCGCAGTTCGGGCAATCCAGTTTGAACCGGAGGCTTTCGCGGCCCTTGAGTTGGCATTGCAGGAAGCGTTCAACGCTGGCGGCATCAACATGGTGCAGAGCCTGCCTCAGTTGGTTGCTCCAGACGGGACGCGGGTGCTGTTTCAGTTCGGCGTCCGCAACCTGATCGCTGAGAGCATCCTGCGGACCCAGGCAGCCACGCTAGTCACGAACATTGTCGAGGATCAGCGCGAGGCGCTGCGCATCGCGTTCGAGAGCGGCCTGTCGCGCGGGCAGAACCCGACGAAGACTGCCCTTGATGTGGTGGGCAGGGTCAACAGGGTAACCGGACGCAGAGAAGGCGGCGTGATCGGCCTTACTGCTCGGCAGGTGGAGTTTATCGAACGAGCACGCGGAAGCCTCCTAGAGGGCAACGTCGAGGGAATGCAGCGCTACCTCGCGATGAAGATGCGCGACAAGCGCTACGACCGCACTGTCTTGAAGGCCATTCGGGAAGGGACGCCGGTTGATGAGGCTATGGCCTCGAAGATCATCGGCCGCCTGTCCGACAAGAACCTGAAGCTGCGGGGCGACACCATCGGCCTTCAGGAAACCCGTACCGCACTGTTCTCGGCTCGGGACAACGCAATCCGGCAGCAGATCGAGGCGGGCAAGATTGCTGTTCAGGACGTGACGAAGACATGGAAGCACAACGGTTCGGAAAACCCGCGCATCCAGCATATCGCAATGGCAGGACAGTCGGTCAGGATGGATCAGCCGTTCATCGCGCCGGATGGGACCATGCTCATGCATCCTCATGATCCGAACGCGCCAGCTGCCCATAAGATCGGCTGCAAATGCCAGGCGATCTATACAATCAACTATATCGCGGCTGGTTTGCGGCGATATCGGGCTAGGACATCGACCTGATGGCTAAGCTCTCGTTCTCCGCAACCATCGGGAATTTCGTCAATCGAGTGAAGGAAGCCGAAGAGGCGGTCTTTCAGGAGAGCCTTCAGGAGCTTGTGAAGCAACTGGATGAGCAGCTCGGGAGCATGATCTACGAGACACCGGAGAGCCCGAACTACAAGCGAACCCAGTTCCTCCGGGACTCGATCATGGCTTCGAATGCCAGCATGCCCACCTTGAACCGGTCTAACCCGGGCGTGACAGTCACTCCGGACTTCAGCCAGACCGAATTGATCATCAGCGATGCTGAGCTGGGGGATACGATTTATCTCGGCTACACGGCCGAATATGGGGCCTACGTCCACTTCGGCACCCAGGATATGGCACCGCGACCGTGGGTGACGCTCGTTGCGCAGAGATGGCAGCAAATAGTTTCGGCTCAGGCCGCTAGTGTGAAGCAGCGTTTCGGCTTGTAATAAGGGGATTGTTTCGTAAAATAAACGGGCCTCAAACGGTGCGTCAACACCGCGAGGCCCTAACCAAGCCAACCTGTTCGGAGGTCGAAATGGCTACTAATTCCCTATGTAAAATTGATGGTTGCTGCAAGCCTGTTTTAGCCCGAGGGTGGTGCGTTACGCACTATCATGCCCTTCGTGAAATGCCCTTATGTTCGACAGATGGTTGCCTAGAAAAGGCCAGAACTAAGGGTCTTTGCCACGCGCACTATCTGCGGCTTCTAAGGCACGGTTCGCCTAATGGAGGAGCGCATTATCAACCAAAAGACGTTCCTTGCGCCGTTGACGGGTGTGAGCGTCCGGTCAAGCATAAGGGATTTTGCAACCCGCACTACCAGCGCTTCAGAAATCACGGCAATCCACTAGGCGGGAAATATTACGCCGAGAATTCCGGCCTGTGCAGCATCGACGCCTGCAATGCGCCAGCGCATGTGCGAGGCTACTGTCGTGATCATTATGAACGGTGGCTGCGGTACGGTGACGCAACTGCGGGGGCAACGTCGAAAGGAGAGCCTGATTTATGGCTCAGGAGTCATGCTGATCACGCGGATACTGATGATTGTTTGATCTGGCCATTCGCAAGGCACGAACCCAAGCGCGGCGGTCGCGGGTATGGAAAGCTTCGTGGGTCAGACGGTGGCGAGCGCTATGCTCACAGAGTGATGTGCGAACTGGTGCACGGGGATCCACCATCGCCAACGCATCAAGCGGCGCATAACTGCGGGCAAGGTCATTTAGGGTGCGTTAACCCACATCATTTGCGGTGGGATACCACTCAAGGAAACGCGGATGACCGAGTAATTCATGGTACGGAAAACAAAGGATCCCGAAATGGTCAGGCTAAACTCACCGAGGACGATGTTATCGCCATTCGTAAGCTTCTTGGACATGAGACGCAGCGTAAGATCGCAAATCGATTTGGTGTTAGCCGCGTAACTGTATCTGACATTGCAAGAGGGCGGCGGTGGGGTTGGTTGATTTAGTCGCAGATCGTCTCGGCTAAGGCCGCAGAGGTCAAAGCTCGGTTTGGGCTGTAGCGTCGTCATCGGTCTTCTTGAGCAATGCAGCGCTTAGCATAAACAACGACACGCGGACCGCCTTCAGGGTGTTCTCGCTGTATTCATCAGCCCCTCGCTCGCGTGCGGCTCTCACCCACAGATCGTGGATGAGATCGTAAACCTCGTTGCGTGTGAGCGGCGGCTTTGAAGGCATAGGAACCGGTAGCATGGCCGTAGGCACGGACGCAATCATCATGGATTTGCTCCTCGGCAAGCTGGCGGCGCTCACTCCGGCACTTCCGATCGCATATCCTGGGGTAAACTTCCCTCCCAATGGCGGCACGAAGCCGGATAGCTACCTGCAAGCCACTTTCGTTCCCAACCGCACAATCACGCGGACAGTGGGCTCGGGGCATCAGCAGCACATAGGCATCCTACAGATTTCGGTCTGGTGGAAGGCCGGGGCCGGGATCACGAAGCCGCTCGACGTGGCCGACCGCATCATCAAGCATTTCGCCAAGGGCACCGTCCTCCAAGGACAGGGCATCAAGGTGAAGATCGGCCGCAAGCCATACGTAGCATCACCGCTGCAGGACGTGGGCTACGTCCAGGTGCCCGTGTCCGTCGAATACGTATCCTTTAACCAGTGAGGACATCATGTCTAAGCAGATCGTCTATGCCCGCTCGGTTCCGGCCAATGCGGAAGGCAGAACCGTGCGGAACCCTCGGCACTTCCTCAAACCCGAGGAGGGGGCATCGAAGGTCTTCATCGAGGGCCATTACCCGCACATCGCCAAGGCCTACGAGGCTCTCGGGGTGCCAGTCGCGGACATTTCCGAAATGCGCGCTCTACCCGGCAAAGCGAAGCCGAAAGAGGCAGCAAAAGATCCGGTGAACCCGGTTAACCCGCCCGATGAGGGCTCTTCTTCAAACAGCCATTAAGGAGAACCCCACATGGCAATCACAACTGCATCTGAGAGCAAGGTCTTTATCTGCTCCACTCCTTGGGTTTCGACCCTCGACACTGCCTCTGAATACGCTGCGCTGACTTGGATTGAAGTCGGCGAAGTGGAAGACATGGGGGAGTTCGGGGACGAAAGCTCTGACGTCACGTTCTCGTCTGTCGGCGACGGTCGCACACGCCACCTGAAGGGCGTCCGTGACGCTGGCACTCTCTCGCTTGTATGCGGCCGTGATCCGCTCGATGCTGGTCAGGTTGCTCTCAAGGCAGCGGAGAAGACGAAGTTCAGCTACCCGATCAAGATCGAGGCGGCTGACGCTCCATCCGCCGACTACTCCGACAGCGTCTACTACTTCGGCGCCAAAATCATGTCGGCCCGCGACAACTACGGGAGTGTGGATAATGTGGTAAAATCTACTTTCAATTTGGGGATCGATACCGCAATTATTGAGGCTCCTTCGGCTGATCTTACGCCGTAAGGCTTCCTCTACTTCCACCCATCAGGTATAAAAAGCAAGCCCGTCGAGCATCTCACCTCTCGACGGGCTCTAACCAAGCCAACCTGTTGTGGAGGTCGAAATGGCTAATGCCCGTCTATGCTCGATTCACAATTGCTGCAAGCCCGCTGAAAAGCGCGGATGGTGCGGGATGCACTACCGTCGCTGGCAGCGATACGGAGACTGCAACATTGTGCACAAGCCAGCCAATGGCACTTTGGTAAAGTGGCTTGAGGAAAACGTTTCTTACCATGGCGATGGTTGCCTTCAATGGCCGTTTGGTAGAACGGTCAGCGGCTACGGGGCGTTAAAGAAGCCCAATGGTCAGTCCACTACAGCAGCCAGAATGATGTGCGAGATGGCTCACGGTCCAGCGCCGTCGCCCAAGCACGAAGCAGCGCATTCCTGTGGGAAAGGCGACGAAGGATGTGTGAACCCAAAGCACTTGCGATGGGCGACCACGATTGAAAACCACGCCGACAAAGTGGAGCACGGTACGCTCCTGCGCGGCACGGCGTTGAAGCACTCCAAACTTACTGAAGATGACGTGCGGGAAATCCGCAGGTCTTCGCAGAGCCTTAGTACCCGTCAGATGGCGGAGCGTTTTGGTGTTTCCCATTCCACGATCACTCGAACGCAACGAAGAGAATGCTGGGCTTGGCTGGACTAGCCTCGCCGTTGATATCCGGCCCGACAACCGGAACGAACAGCCATGGCCTAGCGGCGGGGGAGGATTGTCGGCTTTCCCCGCCGCGACCTACCGACAAAGGAAACGACAATGGATCTCGCAACTCTCGATATTACCAAGGCCGCCAACGAAGGCGCGGTTATGGAAGTGCTTCACCCCGTGGAAGGCACCGTCCTGAAGGATGATGCCGGCAAGCCGATCACGATCACGCTGATCGGGCAAGACTCGGAAAAGGTGAAGAAGCGCCAGCGCGTGGAAATGAACAAGCGGCTCAAGGGTGGCCGTCGCCAGACCATGACCGCCGAGGAACTGGAAGAGCAGGGCCTCCAGCTGCTCGCCTTCTGCACCCTGTCCTGGTCGGGCATCAAGCTCGATGGTCAGGATCTGGACTGCAACGCCGCGAACGCAGTGATTGTCTATCAGCGCCTTCCCTGGATGAAGGAGCAGGTGGACGCATTCGTGGGTGACCGCGCAAATTTTCTGAAGGACTGATCGAGGACATCGTGGACGACCTCTGCGCTTATGCGGGGGTCGCCTTCGGCCCAAAGAGGGCAACCATCGATCTAGATGTTCCCCCGGAAGCCGTCGACGTCTGGAACTGGTTCATGGACCTCGACCGGACGCGACAGGTGGGAATGCAAGCCAATCCCATCAGCTACCAGGAGATCGAAGCCTACGCCCGGCTGACAGGGGCTGAGATTGCGCCGTGGGAGGCAAGGGCCATCCGAAGGTTGGATGACATTGCTTTGAGCACCAAGCGGCCTAAGGGCGGCAAGGGGGCGAAAGAGCGAGATCCGGATGTGCTGGTCAGTGCCAAGGATGGAGCCGGGGTGTCCGGTCTCCTGAAGGGGTTGGCTGCGAAAGCGCCGAAGAAGAAGGCGGGTTGATCGCCTTCCTCAGCACTTGTAGGCGTCACCGATCACATTCGAACCAGCCATTCCCGTGTTCGAATTGACCATGTAGACGCGGTTGCCGCCGGCTTCGACCGTCCGGCGCTTCAACTGGTTCATGGCGTCATGGTAGGCGGCTCCCTGCAGCATATAGCCACCCATCATGTTCTGATCGCCACGAACGCTCTTGATGAATTGGCATCCGGCCACTGCCTGAGGGCTGCCGACTACCTGCACCGCTTCGGCTTCAGGGCTTGTTGTTGTGCATCCGGCAAGCATTCCAAGCGCCAGCGCACCAGCAACCATCTTTTTCATCGTGTCCTCCATCTGATCGGTCGCGACGATATCCCACGCCGCCTCAAAAGGTAAAGCCACCCATGACGGATCTCGCAACGCTCGGTCTGGCGATCGACAGCAGCCCAGCTGCGCAAGCCGCCTCTGATCTCGACCGTCTTACCGCGTCTGCGGTCAAGGTAGAGCGCGCCGTCAATGAAACGGGCAATGCCGCTGACCGCGCCGGGAAGAAGATGGCCGCGGTATCCTCTGCCACGAAGCAGATGGAAGCCGCGATCAACGGCACGGTGCATGCCAACGATAATGCTGTGGGCGCCATCAATCGGCATGTCGCCGCGATCAACAAGCTGACCGAAGCAGAGCGCCGGCTCTCCTCCTCATTCGGCCGTGGACAGGACATCGCTGCCTACGGCGCCGAGCTTGACCGGCTGCGCGGGAAGTTCAACCCGCTGTTCGCGACCATCCAGCAGTACAAGACGGCGCAGGCGGAAATCCGTGAGGCGCACTCTGTCGGCGCAATCAGCGCAAGCGAGATGACGGCAGCGATCCGCCGAGAGCGGCAGGCCACCCTTGCGTCCATTGCCTCGCTCAAGGGTCGCGCTACCTCCCTACGCCAGGTTGCCGCCGCCGAACGCAGCGTAGCCGGCGCCCGGGGCTTCGAGACCGCGAATATCGCCGCGCAGTTCCAGGACATCGGCGTCACCGCCGCCATGGGCATGAACCCGTTGCAGATTGCGCTCCAGCAGGGCACGCAGCTTGCTTCCGTGCTGAACAGCATGGATCGGCCGCTGGCTGGCCTGATTGGCGGCTTCGGTTCGCTCCTCAGCATGACGTCGCTCCTCACCATCGCGCTCATTGCCGTGGGTGCGGCTGCACTGCAGTGGCTCTTCTCGGCCAAGGACGATGCGGACAAGCTCGACGACGCTCTGGAGAACCACACCAAGACGGTCGGGCACCTAACGAAACTCTATGGCGAAGCAGCCGCGGCGGCCGAGAACCTGGCCAGTGCCGGGGGAGAAGCATTCTCTTTCGCCTCGATCCGGAACGATGCCGAGACGCTCCGCAACGTCCTGAAGATGCAGCAGCAGGTTATGGCGCAGAGCCTTTCGGGCGACGGCTGGCTGAGCAATATGCTCGGCGGGACCGGTGCGAGCCTCGACATGCTGCGCAATCTCACCGGCGACCAGATCAAGTTCAAGGCCGCGGTGGATTCCTTCCTGGAGAGCGTGCGCCGGGGCGACGGCGACCTCGATAGCTTCCGGCAAAACGTCGAGACGATCTTCTCCACTCTGCTCAACACGAGCGAGAACCCGACGGAGTTGCGTGCCACGGCCGACGCCGTGCTGGCGATCGGTGAATCTGCCACCACCGTCAGCGGGAAATTTGCGCCCTTCAGCGACGCGATCAACAAGCTGATGCTGGAATTTTCCGAAGGCAAGAATGGCGTTGTCGAGTTTAATCGCGAGGTCTCCCGCATCGGGGCACAGGATCCCAGCCTGCAGAAGATCGCCGACGAGGCAATCGTCCTCGGCCAGAACATCAACAAGGTCACCGAGGCACTCAAGGAAATGGAGCGCGCGCGCTTCCGCGCGACTGAGCAGGTTCGCGACCGCCTGGCCTCGGAGCGCAACGATACCGGCCAGTCCTACTATCAGGAGCGCGAACGCCAGTGGGAACTGGAGAACCGCATTCTTGATGCGCAGACCAAGCAGGTTCAGGCTCTCACGGATCAGGAGCGCATTGCCGCCGCTGGCGATGTAGCGCGCGCCCGGAACCCTGTTGAGGGGGAAGAGCGCCGCCGCGAGATTGCTGTTGCGGAACGGCAGGAGCGCGAGCGGCTCGACCAGCAGGCGAGGGAATCCGCGATCGATCGGGCGCGCGAGCGTGAGGAAGCTATCCGCGGCGCCCAGGAAGAGATGGAGCTTATCGGCAAGACCGCTGGCGAAGTAGCGAAGCTTCAGTTCGAATACGCTGAGCTGGCCAAGCTGCGCGAGGAGTCAGCCCGCACCGGTCGTGACATTGATCAACAGGAGATTGACGCCATCCGTCAGAAGTCGGAGGAGATGGGCCGCTACGCTGAGCAGATCGCCGCTGCTCGCGCCATGGATGACATCTTGTTCGAGCGCGAACAGATGGGCCGCACCAGGGAAGAGCAGGAAGTCTACTCGACCATCCGCCGCCTGGGTCTCGACATAAACTCGTCTGAGGGGCAGCGCATTGCTGACGGCATCCGAATTAATGAGCAGCTTGAGGAGCAGAAGAAGCTTGCGACGGAACTCGCGGGAATTTTCGCTGGCCTTTTTTCCAGCCCGATAAAGGGCGCCGATGACTTCTTCAACCGTCTGCTCAACGGGTTCGCAAAGATTGGTGAGGCCAATATCCAGAAGGCGTTCGAAGGTCTTCTGTCCGGCGGCATCGGGAAATCTACGGGCGGCTCTGGCTTCCTCGACCAGATCGGCGACTTCGTCGGCGATATCTTCACCAGCCGGAAAATGACCCAACAGCAGAACAAGGCGATCGATACGGCTGCGGCGAAGATCCCTGCAGAGCCGCTTGTCCAGGCGATGGAAAAGGTCGGAGGAGCGGTCACCAAAACGACAGGGACGGTTGCGTCTTCCATCGGCAACTATGCTGCTGCTATTCGCAAAATCGAGAGTGGTTCCTATCAAGGTAACTACGGTGCGATGGGGCCGGTAACCAAGAGCGGCGACCGTGCATACGGCGCTTATCAGGTCATGGGCAACAACATCCCATCGTGGACGAAGGAACTGCTTGGACAGTCTGTGTCGGTGAAGGACTTCCTTCAGGACAAGGGCCTTCAGGACCGCGTGTTCTATCAACAGTTCGGCAAGTCGCTGGACAAGTTCGGCAACTTTTCGGATGCAGCGTCTGTCTGGTTTTCCGGTCAGCCTCTGTCGGTTGCAAGGAACCGGAGCGATGGGTTCAACACTACCGAGCAGTATGTCCAAAAGGCCACCAATGCGCTCGGCAACATCAAGACCGATGTTTCTGTCGGAGCCGAGGTAGGCGTCTCGGAAGGCCTTAAGAAAGCTGCCACTGCGAACCTGAGCGCGCCTCCAGCCAGCCCCGCTGCGCCTCAGGCCGGCATGTCGACTGGAACGCTGCAGCAAGGGATTGGCGCCGCTCTTGGCGGTTTCGGGATCGGTCAGCAGACGCAGAGCCCTATTATGGGCGGGATCGGGGGAGCCATCTCTGGATTTATGGCAGGTGGTCCCATTGGCGCTGTCATCGGCGGCATCGCCGGGGTTATCGGAGGGATTTTCGGCAACAAGCAGAAGAAGAAGGAAGAGCAGAAGGCCCGAGATGCGGCGAAGCAGACGCTTGCAGAGAACCAAGCCGCGATCAACCAGATGTTCGCGATCGGCGAGGGTAGAGGCTATGGCGATGTAACTCGCAGCGTTTATGAGTTCCAAGATGAAACCCACAAGCTGTCCGACCTGGCAAAGAAGGCTGACGATAACGATCTGATCAGGAAGCTGCAGGACAACTTCAATAAGTTCTTCCTGATCGTGGAGCGCGATTTCATCGCTGTACTGCCCGGCATGCTGGAGGCTTACAGCGCCGGCTTTGGGTCTGACAGTGCATTCGTGCAGGGCAAGCGCGAGATGGAGGAACTGCGCCAGGAGCTGAAGGACTTCATCGCGGACGTCCAGGACTTCGGCGACCTTCAGCTGAAGCACAACCGCGCCTTGACGCCGCAGATGCTTGCAGAGCGCGTTGCAGAGGCCGAGCGTGCGGCTCAGAAGATGGCCTTGGCAACCGTATCTGGGACTGAGAAGCTTTCGGCCATGCAGGAGGAAATGCTCCGGCTTGACGGGCTATCGGCGACCCTTCAGCAAACTCTTGAAGAGTTGGGTATGTCCGCGAAGATGGCCGCTGATGCGATTGATGGTGCGCTCGGCGTTGCGATGGCGAAGCTGCGTGACACATTCAGCAAGACGCTGAATTCCTCGATCAATGACCTCTCGGACTTCGGTTATCTGAATGAGATTGCAGACGCCCAGGCTGTCTATCAAGAGCGCCTGCGTGATGCGTCTGCTCTCGGTATGGATGGGTCACTGGCGCTGCGAGAGCTGTCTCTCAGCATCAAGGATATCGCCAGCACCGCAAACTTGAGCAAGGAGGAGCTTGCCCTTCTCTCGGATGCATTCCCTGAACTTCGTTTCATGTTCAATGGGATCGCCGCAGATGCTCTCACTTTAACTGAGGCGACCTCGCAGCTGCAGGCGGCTTACGATAAGGAAGCTGCGGCGATCAATGAGGTGATTGACCGGACGAAGAACTTCATCACCTCGATCAAGCAGTTCCGCGAGGCGATGAAGATCAACGACACGTCGCCATTGGGTCCGAAGGAGCGTCTGGACGAGGCTGCAAAGCAGTTTCGCGATCTCGCTGCGAAGGCTGGTGCCGGCGACGAAGAGGCTATGGGCCAGCTGACACAGATCAGCCAGGCTTATCTCGATGAGGCCCGATCCTACTATGCGTCCTCGGAAGCCTACTTCGAAATCTGGAAAGAGGTAGACCGCACACTTGAGAAAACCCAGGGGCTCAGCCAGGAGAACATGAACACTGCCGAACAGCAGTTGAAGGCGCTGAACGCCTCAGTTGATGGCATCATTTCCGTCAACGATAGCGTTCTGTCGGTGAAGGATGCGCTCGATCAGTACAACGCAATCAACGGCACGACGATGGAGGCCCTGCGCGTCCAGCTGGCAGCGATGGCGGCAAATGGTCGGGAGAGCATCACGGCAGCATATCAGAACTCGCTCGGTCGCGATCCTGAAGCTGCCGGCATGGCCTATTGGCAGTCGCAGCTGAACAGCGGTGTAAGCCTCGACAATGTGATTGCTGGCATTGGTAACAGCCGGGAAGCTCAGATCGTCTCGGCATATAAGCAGATCCTCGGCATCACTCCGACGCAGGCAAGCGTCCAGGCTCTTGTGAAGAGTGGCAAGCCGGTGTCTGCGATCGAGGAAGACTTCAAGCTCCAGAAATACACGATGGAGCTGGATCCGCTTTACCGGAAGATATTCGGTCGTGGTGTCGATACCGCATCCGCTCAATATTGGCGGTCTACGGGCAAATCGATGGAGCAGATCGAGGCAGATCTCGCCTATGCCAAGTCTGTTGGTGCTTTCGCCAATGGCGGGCTTCACAGCGGCGGTCTCCGTATTGTTGGTGAGCGTGGGCCAGAGCTTGAGGCAACGGGCCCGTCTCGGATCTGGAGTGCCAGCCAGACGCGGGCGATGCTCCAGCCTGCGAATGGGAACAGCGACCTGCTCGCCGAGGTGAAAGGGCTTCGTCAGGACAATGCCGAGATGCGTGCCGAATTGCGCAGCCTCAAGCAGACCGTCGCGATGGCCGGCTCTCAGCAGATCGAAGAGCAGAAAAAGACCAATGCCAACCTTGCCGACGTCGGCGGTGAGTTGAAGCGGGCCAATGCCCGGTAATCGGAGAAATTAGACATGCCTGTCATCTACGACGCGACGGTGAAAACCGCTCGCATGACCGCCACGCGCGATGCTGTTGCCAATGGCACCTTGGAACTGCAGTCAGCGTCGAACGTCGTGCTTGCCATCTTTGGGCTTTCCGCGGATGGCGGGACCGTATCCGCTGATGTCTGGACGCTTGTGTTCGATAGCGACACGGTGAATGGACTTGTCGCGTCAGGCTCCGGCACGACCGCGACCAAGGCACGGATCAAGGACAGCGGCGGCACGGTGCGGATCTCCGGGCTGACGGTCGGCCTGCCGGACTCAGGGGCTGATCTCGAACTGATCAACACGTCGATTTCGAACGGGCAGCCTGTCGTGATCGACAGCGCGACCTTCCAGCACGCGCCTGATCCGAGCTGAGGTGACATCCCATGGCGATCGCGTTCAAGCATCAGAAGGTTTCCAGCATTCCGGACGATCCGGCGGCGGCTGCTGCCGGCGAAATCCTGCCGAGCGACTGGAATGACGACCATGACCTGACCATGGCGACGGCGCGGCTGCTCGGTCGGGTGTCTTCAGGTGCCGGCGCTGTCGAGGAATTGACGGCGTCTCAGGTCGCAACCTTCCTTGACCTTATCAAAGGGACGGCTGCCGGCAACATCCCGGTTCTCGATGGCGGCGGCAAGCTCGATACGTCTGTGATCCCGGCCCTGGCATTGACCGAGGCGTTCGAGGTGGCCAGCCAGTCGGCCATGCTGGCGCTGACTGCGCAGCCCGGCGATATCGCGATCCGGACGGATTTGAACAAGACTTTCGTGCTTGCGGCGTCGCCGGCATCCACGCTCGGCAACTGGAAAGAGCTGCGCACGCCGACCGACGTCGTGCTGGCTGTGGCGGGACTGACCGGCACGATTACAGCAGCCGCACTGAAAACGGCGCTTGCCATCGCCACTACCGATATTTCTGGCTTCACGGCCAACGGTCGATCGCTGGTCAATGCTGCTGATTATGCTGCGATGCGGGTCCTGCTTGGCCTGGTGATCGGGACAAATGTTCAGGCCTATGATGCGGCGACGGCAAAGCTGAATGCTGATCAAAGCTGGACCGGAGCGCAGCTTTCCGGAACCGGAACAGTGCTGACGAGCGGTACGACGATCACGCCGACCCTTGGCAACTGGGAAGGGAACCGCGCAACCCTGACGCTCGGGCATAACGCCACGCTCGCCAATCCATCTGACATAGCGAGCATGGTCGGCTTCACGGGTAAGCTGCTCTGCAAGCAAGATGCGACGGGCGGTAGAACTCTTGCCTTTGGTTCGGCCTGGAAGCCAATCGGGGCGGCTGTTGCGCCCTCTGTTCCGGCAGGCGCCAACGCCTTGTTCAGGATCGATTTCGATGTGAGGTCAGCCACCGAAATTGATTTCGCGCTTTCGTCAGTGGGGGTCTGATGTCGATAGTTTCAGGATCCATGCTGCTTGGTCGCGAAAGTAAGTTTGATCCATCGACACCGGTCGGCACTTATGTCGGATCTCAAGGCGGATATTTCGCGGGCACTTTCTCTCTCGGCGCTGAAACTTATGCCTTGTTCATGTCACCGCTGGCTTATGTGACGAAAAAGGCATGGAAGACGAGCGGCACATCAACCAGTGGCATTTCTTCGAGTAATGGCTTTGCGAATACCGAGGCGATGAACAATAGCAGTCATCCAGCGGCAGAATACGTTCGGGGGCTAAGCGCCGAGGGTTTCACCGACTGGTTTATGCCGTCCAGGGTGGAGGCAGAGCTTGTTTACGACGGATACATTGCTGGCAGTCCTGGATCGCCCTCCGGTCTGCAGCGTTTCTGGACTTCGGAACAGGTTAGCTCCACCAATGCCTATTTCCAGAGGCTGGACATCGACGAGAGCGGCAATGTCGGAAAGACCAATGCATATCAGGTATGGCCGGTGCGCCGATTGCTACTAGCGTGAGGAAGCTATGATCTATCGCGAGACATCACCCGGCGTTTTCGAGCGCTGGAACGGAGAGCGTCTGGCCAATGGCAGCCTGCTCAATCCCTTTGACGCGCAGAGGCTCTCCGATCCCGAACTGGCAGCTCTCGATCTTTGTCGTCCAGCATCTGCTGGTCCGGTCCCTGACGACATGGCTGTCACTGCGACCCGTGTCGAGCGTGTGGAGGGCGTCGTTCGCTTCGTGCAGGACCTGGAGCCCGCCACAGTCGAGCTTCCCACGCTGACAGCCCGACAGATCCGGCTGGCGCTGGCCTCGATTGACATCTCGGAAGTTGACGTCGAGACCTTGCTCGCAGCCGAGGAAGACGGCGCGATGGCGCTGATCGAGTGGCGCTATGCCAATGGCTATCGTCGCGATCATCCTCTTGTCGAGGCCATAGCTGCGGCATTCTCGCTGCCATCCGCTCAAGTCGATGCGCTCTGGATCTGGGCCTCTGAACTCTAGGATCAATCATGGCCTTTCAACGCGGCGCGTTTCAATCGCCCGGCTTCCAGGTCGCGGGCGACAGCAATCGGCTAAGGGCGATCGAGACGGGCAGCGACGGCTTCTACGGGAGCGGCTCGCCTATCGCTCTCGCCGCTCTTGCCGCAATTGAGGCCGGGACTGATGTTGCAAGCTTCAGCCTGTCGAGTGTTGTCTCAGGCAGTTTTGCGGCACAGGAAAGCGGCGCGGATGTCTTTACCGGCCAAGGCGCTCGCGGTCAGCTTGTCGCTCGAGAAAGCGGCTCGGACGCGTTCTCAGGGTCTGGTAACAGCGAAGGCACAATCGTTATCATCCCACGGGATTTGTCGGCAGGCATTTCCTACCTAGTGGAGTTGAACGGCGCAGACCCTGTGACCGGCGATCCGGTATCATTCTATTTCAGCACCCACGGCTTCAATTCATTGCCAGCCGATACTCCCTCCAATGCTCACTATGCCGAGCGGGTGAAGGTGCCCGGGAACTACGAACGGTCCCTATTTTCCACCGGCACCACCTCCGGGGAAGTATCTGTCGGCGCCGGCCTGATTGAGCTCGTCAACATGGACGGGTCGCTCGATTACCTTCGAAACTATGCCTTCGACGGCTACGAGTTAAGGGTGAAGTCTGTCCCGCGTATCAACCCGAAACTCGAAGATGCCGAGCTTGTCTTTACAGGCACGACGGAACAGGTGGAGCTTTCGTGGGAGAAGGCCACCATCCGCATCCGCGACAGGTTGGCTGAGATCTCTAAGCCGATCCAGACCGTCACCTATGCCGGAACCACGACAGCGGGCGGCATGGATGAGGCAGAGGGCACGCCTGACGATCTGAAGGGGCTGCAGAAGCCCACTGCCTGGGGCGCTCCTGCGAGCGTCGAGGCGGTAATGAGCAACCAGTTCGATCTCATCTATGACTTGGGGCAGAACGGGCTTCAGGGGGTTGCCGAAGTCAGAGACATGGGCGTTGCGTTGACGCCATCCGGTATCGACTACGCAACCACGGCCTTGCTTGTGGCCGCTTCCATACCCTCTGGACAATATGCCACCTGCCTCGCAAAAGGGCAGATCGGGCTTGGTTCCACTCCGGAAGGGCAGGTAACTGCCGCACCACTTGAAGGAATCGACACAGCAGCCCGTACAGCCGCACAGACGGCCAAACGGATGTTGACCAGAATGGGATTGGTCGAAGGCGCGTCTTTCCTCTCTGAAGACGTCTCTGATCTCGATGCAACCAACCCGGCTCCCGTGGGCTATTGGACAGGCACCGACGAAGTGACGGCACTTGATGCTGTCGCTGCAGTTCTTGGCTCTATCGGGGCAACTATCTCGCCTGATCGCCTTGGTGTCTTCCGCATGTTCCGCGTGGAGACGCCCATGGTACCGCCGCGGATTACGCTGACGAGAGCGGAAATCCTCGAGACGTCTGGCCGCGGTTTCCAACTGTTGGCAACTGGCGATGAGGGTAAAGGGGTCCCGGCTTGGAAGGTAACAGTAAAGTACCGCCGCAACTGGGTGGTAATGCGCCGGAGCGAGCTAGATAATTCTGCGCCAGAGTCCTTCAAAGCCTTTGCCGAGCAGGAATGGCGCTCTGCCATTGCTGAAGACGAGGACGTGAAGGCGGTGCATAAGCTGTCGCCGGAACTCACGTTCGAGACGTACCTCCTTAACGAGGCGGACGCGGCCGCAGAGGCAGAGCGCCGACTTGCGATGCACTCCGTCAAGCGTGATCGTTTTCTTGTGCCGGTGAAGTCCTACCTGGTCGAGCAAGTGGACCTCGGCGACGTGGTCGCTCTCCAGGTTGACCGGTTCGGCCTCAATGAAGGCAAGAGCTTCACCGTGATCGGCATCACCGAAAACCTGCAGACGGGCATCACAACTCTGGACCTATGGGGTTAACGCAGTGGGTAATCTGACGCTGATCTATCCGAACCGGAGCGACACGGCTTCGTATTCAGGCGGCGCGTGGGTTGAAGCCCAGCCGCTGGACAATCTGAAAACACGTCCGTTCGCCCAGGTTGCGAGATCGATTGGGCTTTCCTCGGAAAACACCACGTTCACTATCGACTTCGGTCGCACCTGGCCGATCCGGCTCTTTGCATTTATCGCGCATAACTTCACGGTGTCCGCTCGGATCAAGATCGAGGCGAGCAATGCGGAGGATTTTAGCACTCATGTCCTCGATCAGACTTACGACGCATATGGCGCTTTGGCCGGTGGCGATTGGGACATCAACGCTCTGGAATGGGAAAACGACAATTATTGGCTAGGCTCCTACACGGCCGAAGATACGCAGGGGCAGACCCCAATTTCGGTCCAACTGTTCCCGCAGAACATCATCGCCCGGTACTGGCGCGTGACCGTCTTCGATCCTTCCAACGACGCTGGCTTTGTCCAGATCGGTCGCCTGTTCCTTGGCGACACCTTCCTGCGCCCGACATACAACCCGCCCTATGGTTCTGACCTCGGGTACGAGGATGCGACCGGGGTTGATACCGCTCTGTCCGGCGCTGAGTATTTTGATCCGCGGGAGCCGGTACGCGTAATGCGGTTCCAGCTCCAGTACCTCAATGATCAAGAGGGGTTCGCTAAAGCGCTGGAGCTTACTCGCCGCGCCGGCATCTGGAAGGAAATCTTCGTCATCGGAGACCCTGACGACGTCCTCTATGCCTCCCAACGCAATTTTCCCGCCCGTCTCCGCCAACTGAACCCGCTTGAAACCGTCATGTACGGTTACGACACCGACTATCACTCGATGGCCGTCGAACTGAAGGAAATCCGCTGATGCCTATGCCTACATTCCCCGCGGATGAAGCCGCCCTTGCTGCCGCGTTGAACAGCGATCCTTTCGATGCGGAGTCAAATCAATACGGGCTAGGGCAGGGTGGGCACCGCACACTGTTCCCGCTTGGTCTTGATGCCGTTGTTGACCTCGCACAATTCGTCAAGCTCGCAGGCGAGTATCTCGACGTTTTGGCGGTTCAGGTGGCAGCGGATGCCGAAAGCGCATCCTCTGGATCTGGAACTGAATCGGCAATCGAGAACATTCGAGCAGGACTCTCGGCGCAGTATCTCTCTATCCGCCGTATCTACGAGGCAAACCAGTTCGTCGCGCTGGCTGACGCAGCAACCATCAACTGGAACATGGCGGCCGGGATCAACTTCCGTGTGACGCTTGGCGGGGCAGGGCGCACAATTGCCAACCCGACAAACAAGATCGCTGGCAAAAGCGGCTTGTTGCGTGTTGTTCAGGACGCGACGGGTGGCAGGACTATCACCACGTGGGGGAGTGACTATGTCTGGATTGGCGGGCAGCCCTATTGGCCCACCACCGCAAATGCAATCTCATACATCAGCTACATCACAGCCGATGACGGGAAAATTCATCTGCAGTTTGGCGGTAGCTCGGCATGACGATCTTTCCCACTGTCCAGTTCGGCCGTGACGGTCTCGACCGTCAACCAGGAGCCTATGTGGCATTCGCGACGCTCGCCATCGGCAGCGTGCCAAATGCGCGGTCGCAGCTCGTCGTCATCACCAGCGCCAATGGTCTCGATTACGACGTGCGCGAGGTGCGGGGGGCATTGCCGCAGCTTGCCTCGAAAGGCATCTTCTTCCGCAACCTCGGCGGCGCCCATGTCGAGACGAAAAGCGGCCGGACGTTTTACGCCCTGAAGTATTTCGATACGGATGGCACCAATTCTCGCGCGATCCTGGTCTCGACGGATGATGGATGGGACTTCCAGCTGCATGCGCATCCTCTCGATGCGCCGGCTGACAATCGCGGCTTCGCAGCCATCGTCGAGTTCGGCAATGACCTGGTCGCCTTCCTGGAGAGCGGCGAGACGATCGTTTCCGACGACAATGGCGAAACGTGGGAGCTGGGCGCCGCGACCGGGCTGACAGTTGTGAATGGGGCTGCGGCAAATGCGACGGCGATCGTGGTCGTCGGCAATGCCGTCGTGTCCTCCGTTGATCCGCGAACGGCGTTTACGGCGCGCAACGGACAGCTTTCCGGCAGCACCGCCAATGCAGTCGCGGCGATCTCGACCGGCTTTGTACTGGTCGGCTCCAATGGTCGCATTGTCTCTGGCTCCGCCGATGGCGCGACCTGGACGGCACGCACGAGCGGCACGACAGGGTTCCTCACCTTCGTGTTTCATGTTTCGGGGCGATGGTATGCCGGCGGCGCTACTGACTGGCTTAGCTCGACCACACTGACAAGCTGGAGCGCGCATAGCAGCGATTATTGGGCATCCGGCGCGCGAGCGGATATCCGCCGCGTGGTTGCCGGTGCTGACAAGACGCTGGCGTTTTATGGCAACGATCGGCTGGCCTACAGCACCAACGGAAACACCTGGCTGCAGCAGGCCGTGCCGGAGATCGCAGGCTTGACCATCATTGGTGCTGACTATCGAGGGTAGGGCTGATCGCTCTGCCTTTTCAACATTACCCGAACATGGAGAACGACAATGACCAGACGCATTAACGCGGCGGAGCTGCAGCTTATCAAGCAGTGGGAAGGGCTGAAGCTAAAGGCTTATCGAAACTTCGCAGGTGAGCCGTGGACCATTGGATACGGACATACTTCTGCAGCAGGAGCCCCTGAAGTCTACAAGGGGATGGTTATTAGCGAGGATCAAGCAGAGCAAATTCTGCGTGCTGACCTCCGCGTTTTCGAGGAGCGGGTTGACCGGCTTGTGAAAGTCCCGCTGACCGAAAACCAGTTTGCCACCCTCGTCTCGTTCGACTTCAACACCGGGGCCCTTCACAAGTCCACGCTGCTGAAGAAGCTGAACGCTCGGCAATACGATGCTGTGCCGGTCGAGCTGATGAAGTGGGTAAACGCAGGCGGCAAGCGCGTGCAGGGTCTCGTCAACCGCCGATCGGCAGAGGCAGGCCTCTGGGCGAAGGGCGATTTCGTCTCGTCCAACTTTGTCGAGGCCAAGCCAACCGCCCCGGCCATTGCCACAAAGGAAAACATCTCTTGGGGCGCGGGGATTGTTTCGTCGCTCGGCTTCGCCTTCACCGGGGACGGGCCGCTGCAATACGCCCTGGCTGTGATCCTCGTGATTGCCTTCGCGGTCGGCGCCTATCTCTTCATTAAGAGCCGGGTTTCGCCATCATGATCGGGATCCTCGACGCCGTCAAAATGGCAGCAGGGGCCGCGCTGGGCTTCGCTGCCGCTTCTCTCATGTCCATGGCCGTCTGGCAACCTCAAGCGCGCTACGAGGGCGCCGCGGCTGAACGTGCGGCCATTATGGCCCGATCAATTGAGGCCATGCAGGAAAGGGCCGGAACCGATGCTGAAATTCGCAAAATGGACGACGCTTCTTTGTGTTCTGAGCTTGGGGGCTTCTGGGTGCCAGACGAAAACGCCTGTCGCTGATGGGGCTGGCTTTGCGATGCTGCGGCCGTCGCCGGGGACGCGCGCATACATTGTCGCGAACGACCGGCCGTTTGCCGATGGGGTTGCAGCGCACAATCGGACCTGCCGGGCGCAGGCAGGGTGTGCGAAGTGACGGAGCAAATAGGCGCACCCGGCCTCTGGATACGCATCACGCACCGTGATGACGCTAGACGCGGGACGGCATGCCGTGACGTTCTGTAAAATCGAAGCGGCGAACAGCAGTTTGTCGCGCTTCAATCGCAGCGTTCTTTTCTGTGAACTTCCCCAATTGGACAAGCTTCCGTTCTACCTTGATATAGGCTTGCCATTTGCTGGATTGCGGGTCCCAACGTACCCCGACGACACCGCTTGTGTTCTTACTTCCCATTGATCGGTTTCGGCAATTGACGCCCCATCGGACGTCTCGAAGGTTCGGAATGCGATTGTTGGCGCGATTTCCGTCTAGGTGGTCAATTCTCCATTTCGGCCATGCTCCTGTCTCCATGAGCCAGATCAGCCTATGAGCCTTGTAGGATTTCCCGAAAAGCGTGCCGACCTTGTACCCGTCCTTGTCAACATGGGTGAAGGCCATCTCACCAGCATAACGGCTATTCCAAAGATGCGCCGCTTCTGGCGTCGAGAACATCTCCGCTGGGCGTTCTCGCCAATAAAGACATCCGGTTTCCGCCTCATATTTAAGGACGCGCAAAGCAAGAGAATATGACAACTCTGACAACCGATTTCTCCTTTAAAAGGGCGCAAACAATGGCTGGTGAAGAATACTCCGGCGCTGGCTTATGGATCAAGATTAGACATAGATTTGGCCCAAGAATGACAGAATGGTTCATGGCCGCGCACACCGCTTTGTGGGGTTGGGTCCTGCTCATCCCGGATCGCATCTTCGATCAGCCTGCCTGGTCGGGCTTTCGGCAGATTTTCCAGAACGAGGACGTGCTTGGCTGGATTATGGTCATGCTCGGCTTTCTTCGGTTAGCGGGTCTCGTGGTCAACGGCGCCCGCAAGGACGTCACGCCGCACATTCGGCAAATATCGGCCGGCATCGGCTGCATGATCTGGGTTGGCATCACCTACGGATACGCATCTTCCAATCTCGTGAGCACCTGGCTCGCCATCTATCCGCTGTTTGCGGTCGGCGAACTAGTCAATATCCACCGCGCCGCTCGCGATCAGGGAGAGAGCATCCATGGAAAAGCTGGCTGACCTGCCGCCTACCGTGCTGATCACCTTTGGCGTGACGCTTGCGGTCATCTTCGCCGTACAGCGGTTTGGCCTGTGGGCGGGGCAGAAGACTGTAGCGTCTTCTGACAAAGCACAGGTCGCGGCCGTCATTGTCGATCCGTCAGCGCTGAATCGCCTCTCCGATGAAGTCGGGAAGCTCGTTGCGGTAATGATCAGCCTGGTCGAAGTGGGAGAGGAAATGTCCAAGACGGAAAGCCATATGGCGATCGAGCTGAGTCAAATTCGTGAGGAGCTGCGGATTCAGCGGGAGATCAGTCGGCGCGGTTAACCTCAATTCTCTTCAAGCACCTATCCCAGAATTCTTCCACCATCTGCGTGGCAATCCTCGCCGTGTCCACAAAGCCGGTGTTCGGCAGTATCCTCTTGTCACGCAGATCGCGGGGATACGCCGCCGCCCACTGCCACTTCCCCTTTGTCGGGCCAGATGTCTCTTTCCTGATCCTGCCGATATAGGTCACGTCGTCGAAGCCGCACCAGTCGAGATCGGTCGGAGGGTCGTGCTCGTCAAGCTGTGTCTGACGCCATTGGTAGCGGGGCTGGTAGGGTTCTGTCATGGGGCGAGGGTGGCAGAGTGATGGGAAGAGTCAAGGGCGAACGCATCAAGAACGCTGCTGTGTCAATCGCGTGTCACTTCAGTGAAGGCGTTCCCGCATCGTTCTGCATGAACCTGCATAATCTCGCGACCATCTCATTTTCCCTATTGCCAGATTTCCAGCATTTCCATATATCCGGCGGCGGGACACTCCTCCCCAACGAGGAGCTATCTATCTGGAAGGATAGCGATCATGACGAAGACCGTCACACCGCCGGACGTGCGTCCGAACAATACCCATTTTTCTTCTGGCCCTTGCTCGAAGCGCCCCAACTGGTCGCTCGAAGCGCTTTCCGATGCTCCGCTCGGTCGTTCGCACCGCGCCAAGATCGGCAAGACCAAGCTCAAGCAGGCCATCGATCTCACCCGTGAAGTCTTGGAAGTGCCTGCGGATTACCGCATCGGCATCGTGCCGGCCTCCGATACCGGCGCCGTCGAGATGGCGCTGTGGTCGCTGCTCGGCCCGCGCGGCGTCGACATGGTAGCCTGGGAAAGCTTCGGTTCGGGCTGGGTTTCGGATGTCGTCAAGGAACTGAAGCTTCCCGACACCCGCAAGATCACCGCCGACTACGGCCTTCTTCCCGACCTTTCCACGATCGATTTCGACCGTGACGTGGTCTTCACCTGGAACGGCACGACCTCTGGCGTGCGCGTCGCCAATGCCGATTTCATCCCGGCGGACCGCAAGGGCCTCACGATCTGCGACGCGACCTCGGCGGCCTTCGCGCAGAACCTCGATTTCGCAAAGCTCGATGTCGTCACCTTCTCCTGGCAGAAGGTTCTCGGCGGCGAGGGCGCGCATGGCGTCATCATCCTGTCGCCGCGCGCGGTCGAACGTC